GGACATAACGTTTCGGCAATTACCGCCGGTAATTTATGACGTAGATTCAATCTATGTTGGCTGGGTAGATGGTACGATTGGCAACACATTAGAAATTGCGTTTAGTGCTGGCGCTTTTGCCGCGACCGATGGCGCAGCAATTTCGACTTATGCATGGTCGTCACCAGACGGGAGTGTTGTTGCTGGAAGTACGGCAACGGCAGCGGTAACTTATCGTTTCCCGGTCGGCTTTCGGCATGTACAGCTTATTGTGACCGATAGCGGCGCGAGAACAACGACGCGACAAATTCCCGTGTTGGCGCACGGATCAGGTTTTTTGCCAGAAGATAGCTACGGCGGCGCGACTATAAATGGTTCTGCTGAAAACGGGTGGTCGGCAACGATAGAAGCTTTTGACGACGTTGAAAGCCGCCTGGACCTTGAGCAATGCGTTATCTGGTCAGTGGAGCATTTTTCAAATGGCGAGATGCCATCCGAGAGCGATGAAGGCCCGCTCATTGGCAATGTTGAATTTCACGGCAGATTACGCACTGAATCCGATGCGGCGCGTGAAGATGAAAACTATATCATCAATGCAACCACGGCTTATGAGATTGAAAGTGTTTCCCAACAGTTGCAACGCCTGCACTCCCCCATTCTTACGACTATCAATGATACATCGCCGACGGCGTGGGACGAAATCGACACAATGACGCCCTGGCGTTCGGTGGTATACGTCCTTGCCGAATACAGTACATTTCTAACTTCGCATTCATTGAATTTTGATGATAAGACCGATACTTATATTGAGCGCGAGCTTACGGTTGCCGAACAAGACCTTTGGAGCGCCGTCAATTATATTATGAGCGGCGTAAATGCGCGCATGGAATTAGATTGTCGTGGTAAGTCTTTTGTATCGCGGTCTGCAAATTATCTCACGTCCGCCGAACGTAATGCACTTACGGTTGTGTTGAGCGACGGCTCTAATAAAGACTGGATTAATATCGGGATTGGCGTCGATAGCGCGCAATCAACCGGGATTGTCAATGGGAGCGGCGGCGCTTTCAACACGGCAACAGAAGAAGTTACGCCGCTTTTGTCCATTGCACCGGGGAGCGCACAGGAAGCCGCGCCGGGGATCGGCAATTTACCGGGACAAATTCTGGAGGCGGATATTTCTGATGAAAATGCACAAGCCGAAATAAATCAACGTACCGGCGACCATTTTGCAGCCGTCAATCCCGCCGACGGATTGACGCTTGATTGTAATGGCGGGTATTGGATTTTGCAGCCCTCGCATTCTGAATGGTTTAAATTCACAGTTGCCTCTGATGATACGCTGGGGCGCAATACCTATACAACTTCTGACAGATGGACACTTACAGAAATTAGCCATACATTTAGCAATGAAACGAATATCCGGACGGTACAGCTTCGATTTCGTCTTGAGACTCAAGGCGTTGCCGGGCAGACACAGCCTATTATTCCTGCGTTTGGCGTTGATTATTATTTGCCCGAATTGCCGCCGTTTTCGCCGCTTCCCGAACTCGCACTAGAACCGTGGTGGCAAGGAAACAACAGTATTGGGTATGTGCCACCATTTTATCAAAAGCCCCCGTCGAAGCCGGACTTATTCGTGGGACCGCCATCGAACGGTAATACAATTGTTTGTTGGGACCGTAAGAGTACATCGACGAACGAAAGCGATTTATTCCTATCGATAAATCTCTTGGGTACTAATCTCTCATTCCGACAGATTTCGCCAACAAGCGCAGAAATCAAGGACTTTAAATTTAAAAGCCCTAAAAACTCACTAGAGGCGTATTGTTTAACGTGGGATGGGATTAATTCGAAATTTTGGTATACTGAAAATTTCACTGGCAACCCGGTTGATTGGACTGAAAACGCCATAGACACAAACGAGTGGTCGCGTATCGTCCTGACAGATGAAGGCGTGTACATTATTCGGTCTGAAATTCCGACCGGGATAGCAATAAATGAATCATTATCCATCCCCGGTACGAGCGACATCGGCGATCAATTAGCGCTATATACGTCGCCGCACGTGACCTATACATTGGATTTTTCGAATACCATTACGTGGGAGGCTAATGGTAGGCAGGATGCGTTTTATCGCTCAGACGATAATTGGGCGACTCAAAACGCCTTCAGGTGGAATGTGGGAGAATTTGGAGGCTTTTGGTCAAGCAACGCACCGTTAGATTTCGAGTTCCCTCCTTATAACGCGACGCATACCTATAGTATTGAAATTGATGGTAATAACGAGCGCTGGAAGTGGACGTTTGAAGATACCGTTTACGGAGATAACTCCGGGTCAATTGATGTTGACATAAACGGCGATGCCAGCGGTACCGGGTCGGCGTATAGCCGGTACAGCAGTGATGACGGGGTGAGTTGGGCAGCGGCGGTTGCTATCGGGACCGCGCCGGGCGTGGGGTCGGCGTGTGGTTTTGACACCATAAAAATCGGCGATAGCGCCATTGGCGGCGGTAACAACAAGGCGCGTATCACGACAACCGAAGGTGGCGCATATGCCGATGAAACAAATACGCCGGCGTCAGTATTCAGCCAGGGTATTATGGTTGCGATTCCGTTCTGGCAAATCCCCGGCGCGGCTACAAAGAATATCAATGATAACACGCCGCATTATTATATTGCGTCGCGCTGTGTCACGGCTAACGGAGACGCACTATGGAAAATTGCCGACGCTGCTGCCGTTGCCATTAGTCCCGATGCTGATGCCACCGCGTACACCGCTAACGGTATCGCGGTGTCACAATTGAGTTCATCGATTATTGCCGTTATTATGACCATTGCTATCACGCCGCACCTATACACCTCAATCGATGCGGGCGCGACTTGGGATGACCGGGGCGAAATCGGCTTAAATGCTGTGAGTGTTCGAATGCGGCAGGGTGATTTACTTGGCCTACAACTATTTGGCGCAGGCGGCACGAACGATCTTTGGTATTCGTCGAATTTCGGCGTGTCGATACGTGGCATGAACGGCCCAAACCACGGTGACCGTGCTATGCGTGGAATCGAGGTATGGGGATGACCACGATAGAGCGCATCGCGGCGAAGTATCGCAAACAGAACAACCTGGATTTTATTCAGGGAGTTTTGGGAACCGAAGACGGACGTGTATTAGTTGATGAAGCGGTAAGCAATCAGCTTGTGTATGTCCGGTTCAGGCAGGCCGGTGGATATACGTCGCCTTCTCGTCATTATGCACGCGGTAACATTCCATTGTCTTACGCCGGCGTGCCGGTTATCCTGCAACGAAACGAAAATAATCAACTTGAGGTCGTCGGCGTCTACCGCGAAGGCGGCGTGGTAGCGGGGTTCGGCGACGGGTTAGGCAACACCTCGACGGCGGAGAATATGTGGACCGACGCCGGAAAATGGCCATATCTTTACTGTACCGCCATGACCGGCGGCGACGGCACGCAAGCCACGGCGAGCACTACTGAGGTCGGCGTTTCAGAGTGGAATTATATCGATGCCAACGGGAATTATACTTTATTCCCCGGGGGGTTGATTGATTTATCCGGTGACATTCCCGACGCAGGGGAGTGGCTAGTGGCATTAGTTTATCTCAATCAGGATAATGAATTAGCGTCCAGCATATCCACCGCACAGGATGAAAATATCGACCCGCTCGATTTCACCGACCGGCAAGAGGCACTTGATAATGCCATTGACTTATTCGTGCCAATTCGATTTTGGGTGCTGCGCGGTGGCGCAACGACAATTACGAACAAAGATCGTCTCGAAGACGCGCGTATATGGATCAACGACCGGGTTGGCCTTGGCAGCAACGTGCGGCTTTTGGATGGTATTACAAAAACCGTCAAAGCGGCAGGCGGCGACTACACGACCATCCAAGACGCCTACGATTATTTCGCCGGTGGCAAACTTGTAACTGACTGCACGATTGAAGTGGACGCCGGAACTTACACCGAGGCGCTGTTGCTTGACGATCTGCTCGTAGCTTCGCCAGATCAATTAGAAATTATTGGTGATACGCGCGCCCTAACCGGATTTGGGTATGTCAACAACGTGCATCCTGGCTCAGCGGTGTGGGCTGCAACCACTGCGTATAGCGGAACTGACCCGCGTTCAATCGTCGTACCAACCGTAGCGAACGGCTTAGAATACATGGCGACGGTTGGCGGCACATCGGGTGGCGCTGAGCCGACATGGCCGACCTCAATAGGCGGGACTGTCGTCGATGGGACGGTTACGTGGACAGCAATAGGCATCCCGAACAATCGGCAAGGCCTGACGAATGGCGGATCAACAAACGGAGGCTGTCAACTCCTTGTCTCTGGCGTAACGCTCACGGTTTTGGTGTCAGGCGGAAACCCGAATTTTGCCGCAGATAGTTGGGTAGCGGGTGACACCGTGATCTGTTGGGACGGTACGAATGTAAGCAAAGTCACACTCACGGCGGCAGGGGGGAGCACGCTAACCGCAGCCTCATGGCCTGCCGGCTTAACCAATTTCGGTGCTGCCATTGTGTTGAAGCCCGACCGAATTATTCAAACAACCACATCGGATTTTGTAATAACTGCGACGAGTGGCGGTGTTAAGCTGACAGGGTTTCACATCGAAACATTAAGCGCATCGGTTACAATATACGTTAACGGAGGACAGCTAAATATTGCGTCATGCTCTATACGTAATGATACCTTCATAGCCGCGCTTGCATTGGCAGGCGGCTCGGCCAATGTAGATGGCACATCTCATATATGCGAAAATGGCGCACACTCTGCCGGCGCAACGGCAAACGGCTCAATGAACGCCGATTTTGTAACTAGTATTGATGGCGCAGTATATTCGCTGTTTAGCTATGTCCGTTCACGTTCCAGCGTCGTTACCGCAACATCAGCGTCGCGCTCGTGTTTTTTCGGCGACGATGCAGGCAGAATAAACGCATCCGGGTCATATGCCATAAATGGGCTGTATGGCTTTCGTGCGCGCGGTAACGGCACGGTTCTTGGAACCAGCAGTTTCGCGCTTGATTGCACAACGGGCGTACACGTAACTGATAATGGTGTGATCCGGTGTTTTAGATTATCCACGCGCAATAGTACAACTGGCTTTCTTGCTGATGTTTCGGCCTCCATTTCCGCCGTGCAGACAAGTAGTCGCGCGGATAACAACACAGCGAACTACAGCCCGGCTACATCGAACGTTCCGAATACCGCATTGGGGATAATCACATGGAGTTAATCTACATCGTAGTCAATCGCGCAACACAGCACGTATTTGCGAATGAAACCATAGAGCCGCCAGCGGGCGCGTATCGGGATGATGCTTATGAGGTCAAACCGTACAAAGGTAGACCCCCAACGCTCGAACAGCGTGACGATGATGGCAATGTCATCATTGAAGCTGATCTTGACCCGACGCTTGATCTGTCAGTTGAAGAACTTCGCAGCCTTGAGTATGAGGCGCGCGGGCTGACGCCGGAACTGTCTATGGAGTTGCTACTCGATGATATTGTTGCCGATTTAAACGGCCTGCTATCACAAGAGACGAAGGATAAAATAAAGGCACTCAACGACGAACGCCAGAAGATAAAAGATAAGTACCCGAAGTTGGTAGCGCCAAAATGACCGACACCCTCGCCGCCGAATTTATAGAGCTTGTTTCGCGCCATCTTACGACTGAAGGGCAGCGACGTACAATTATGCAGGCGTGTTGCCCTTCAGTTGCGCGCCAGTTAAAATTTAGCGGTTCGCCATCTGAATTCGCCGGCGCGCTTTGGGAGCGGCTGAGCGCCTACGGGGAGATGGTTCCGGGTAGGCCGGCGACGGTTGCGCTTTTGGAGCAATTAAAAGAAAATGTAGGCGTGGATCAACGCCGACAAATCGATAATCTGGCTTATGCAATTCAATTTGAACACATGCGAAACAATCCTAACGCGCCGCCTCCGCCAACCGACGATATTCACCAACAATACCAGAATACTGCGCTTTTTGGCCTTCGCGCCGATGTGTCTGAATTAATGCCGGTTGTAAAAACAGTTGAACGCATTGAGAATGATGTAAAACATCACGGAGTTGTACTGTTCGGAAATGGCGATTCGCGGATGGGGCTTGTGTCGCTTGTTAGAGATTTACGTAAGTTTGCGCCGGTTATTATACTTTTATTTATGATTTATGGTATAAGTATTGTGATGCTATTTTTGCTTTTCCTGGGAGTCTATCATGGCGCTTGAGTTGTTTTTCTTAGGCGTGATTATTCTTACAATCGCTTTTGCGCTTGTGGCATACCTGTCATGGCGCGCATTTAGACAAAATGGAGATGATTAAATGAAAAACTTAATTGTGTTTATGTTCGTTCTCGCGCTACTGGTGCTACCCAGCGCCGTGCGCGCCGATGAAGACGCGCCGATGATCGAAGGCGTTCTTTTGCCCGACTGGGCAAGTTTGCTTGCATTCGGCACGCTCAGTCTCTCGCTGCTGGTAACAGCGGCTACCGAGGTAACTAAGCGTGTCTTGACCCTTATCGGTTTGTATAAGGACGGTTTGGGCCGCTGGATTGTCGGCGTGTGGGCCTTTGGCTTCGTGGGACTGGCGCTTGCGTCTAATCTGCTCGACGCCGGCGCGGTTGTGGACGCGCGGGTTGAATGGCTCTACCAGTTGATGCTATTGATGCTGACGCTCCTGGGCGCGCCGACCGCGTATTCGTGGGCGAAGGCGACCGGACTGGTTCGATCCGTATCGGACGATTCGGGCGACGTGTTGGAATAGTTGTCTGTTGGTATGAAGCGTGATACAATCCATTATCAGATGCGAATAGCTAGCATCAATACCAACGGCAGCGCGGACAGTGACGCGCCTGGAAGCCACCACGAAGAGGAGCGACGCATTAATTACGGTTGATGCGTGTGTTGATAATTTGGGAGTGGACAGCACGGACGAAGAAAATAAGCCGAGCGGGTGCAATTCCCGCCCGTTGGTATGTTGAGTGATGCGAAAAAGCCCGTGACTGGTGAAGGCAAGCCGGGGACCTGGATCGGCGTTAGTAGGAAGTAACGCCCAAAAGAGCCTTAACTTTGGGTTTTGCGGAGTTCCCGCCTCAAAAACTCCGGCCTTTAAAAACCGCCCGCGCGTGAGCATCTGGCTCTAGGCCATGCGCGCGGGCAATACTACGGAACTAATCGCCGTCGCCCTAGCTAATCACGTGAGCGGCGTAGTTCAAAAAGCGCCGGTGCGCACCGGCGCTCACAATGCGGGATAGAGCAGAGCCAGCTCGTGAGGTTCATATCCTCAAGGTCGCAGGTTCAAATCCTGCTCCCGCACTTATCGCGCAGCGGGATACCGCCGAAGCCGATGATGGAACGGCAATGGAGATACAGGCGGCCTAATGACTCCCGTCCATCTAAGGCGCGAGCATTGCGCAAGCAAGAAAAAATCCCGACGACGGTCGGGATTTTTTATTATTTAGAAGCTACACTCTCGCTCAACGAGGCTTCTAAATTTTTCGCGATCTCTTCCATATACTCTCTTGCAACAACTTCGTATTTTGCCGGAACACTAATCGTAAATGTCGCCGTTCCGTCTTGGTCAAATCTCATCGCCATTGGTTCGTGTCCGCGCTGGCGTTCATGTAGAAGCCACAAGAAAAACTCCGCGCGCGTTTGCGTCTGACTAAGTCGCGGCTCCATGCCGCTTAATTTCGAGTCTTGCGAGAGCGCAGGCTCGCGCCCGGTTAGTTTGTCGTTCATTTTTTCACCTCAGATAGATCAAACAAGCGCTTGAGCGCTTCGCCGCCGCGTGTTTTTTCTTCATCATACCCACTGCCAAGTAGCGGGAAACTTATACCCGCGCCACCCATTCGAACAATCGGGACTTTAATCTATTTCAATTTCCCCAAAACTCATATAATCAATATAATATCTACCATTCTGCATATCAGTGCGCAATGTTACAAATTTGCCCGACAATGATTTGTCTTCCGTAATCGGAACCTTTAACCATAAACTTGTTTGTGGCGCGCACGGCAGTGTTTCATCTGTGATGATATGAATATGCCATTTTTGAGTGTCGGGTACATCAACCCATCCCGTGACTGATATCGCGTTACGAGACTCGTTATCAGGTGAATCAAAGCCGATACTGTTTATCTCAAATTTTGCATTCCATACTTGAAAACGGAGAGGGTTCATTTTGGGATGATAATTCATTGAAAAGTAATTAGGTGCAATCATTCTAGTTCTTCCTTTACGGTTTCGCTAGCGCTTCTTTTACTACACGCTGAATTTCATTCCTCGCCTTCCTTTTGCACATAAATCTTCAGGCGGGGTTTAATGCCAAGCTCACTGACATTAAGTACGGCATCAATACCCAGCCATTTACCGTTCATTTTGATGCCAAGCATGTAGCCGCCGTCATGTGTATTCAATATGATTGACGCTTCGCCGGGGCCGGGATCGAATGGCACGATTTCGACACCGAGAAAATCGGCGATAGCGCGTATTGTTTCGTTATGTTTTTTCGCGGTCATTCCTTACCTCGTAACTTCTTCTTGTCTAGCCAAAACACAAAAATCATCAACCAACGCAAAGTAATCGGCAATAGTATCACGCTATACCCGGCCACAAGAATACTGTCCGCTCCTATATAGACCAGCAGGGGCAAAATCAGAATACTTGCCAAGTCTGTGCTTGCAAAAATTGTTGTTTTGCTCATTCCTTACCTCGTAGTTTCTTCGCCATTTTGTAAAGTCGTTCATCGAGTGCGCCTCCGGTGGTGGCGACCAGCGGCAGAACGCGATCTCCGCGTGACCACCAGACGCCGGTTTGTATCCACTGGCGCTGGACTATCACGCGCCAGATCATCGACGCGCTGACATTCTTGGATCGAATCACCCGCAGCCATAACATGCCGGCGGTACGGGTAAACGGCCCCTGTGCGGCAAATTGTAGACGGGCAAGCGCTTCGAGTTCAGATGGCGCAGGCATTATTCCTCCACGCGCCTTAAGCGCGCCTCCAGGTCGCTCACATCGACGTGAGCGTAATAGTCTTTCGTCGTCTGTATGTCCATGTGCCCGATCACGTGCGCGATATCCTCCAGGCTCAGTCCAGCGCTGCGCAACCGCGTTGCCTTCCAGTGCCTAAAGTCGTGTGGCGTGATGTCACCGAGGCCAAGCGCGCGAGAGGCGCGCACCGTGACCCAGGACGCCATTTGTCGGCTAAACGGCTCGCCGGCCTTACCCGGCTTGTGCCACACGAACAGCGGTTCGTTGTGGTCGGACGACGCACCGCGCGCTTCCATGTATTCGTCGATGAAAAACACCGCCTCGCGCAGCCACAGGTGATACTTATGGTTCTTCTTCCCGGTCACGAGCACGCGCCAGTAGCCGCCCTGCGCGGCCTGCTCCAGCGCCATCGGTGGAAAGTCACCGGTGCGCAGTGATAGTATCTCGGAGATGCGCCCACCGCTGTCGTGGAGCACGCGGATCAGCGCCGCGTCGCGTAGCCGGTCAAGCTCCCAGATGTGTAACTTGTCTTCTTTCAGATCATCGGGTGGCGTTAGGTCGCTGTGATAGGTTAGTAGACGCTCGATGCCTTCAGGGATTTCGGGCGGGCTGGTTTCAGGGTTGTAATCCGCCGCGTCGCCCACCACGTCGTCGAATGCCTCACTCATCTTCTCCATCGGCCAATCGCGGGGGAGGAGATCGTTAAGGGCGCACCATTCAAGAAAAGTTCTGACATCCACTACGTAGGCGCGGGCCGTGAGCGCCGACAGTCCGCGCTCACGTAGAAAAATCAAAAAGTTGGCGAGCAGGTTGACGCGCTCGCCGCTGTAGTCGGGTAGAGAGGTAGTAAAGCACACACGCGGATTATCGGCGTCGCCTGGGTCGCAGAAGTGCGCCAGAGCCGCGCGGTAGTGGCTTTGCGTGCCGGTGGCGCGTGACTTGACGCGGGGGGAGCGGAGGTATTCGTGGGTGAGGGAAAGGAGGTCAGCCATTTTCTATACTCGAAAATGATTACCTGAATAGACTTCAAATTCGTGCTCAACGATCTTTTTAACTAGGTCGAAGAACGCAATCCCGGTTTCGTCTGTACATTGCAGGCCGTTGTTTGCGCCAGGCCAACCCGCGATAACCCCGCGAAAGCCGGATGCATTAACCATTTCTTTTGGTGCATAAAAATATAGGCCAAGTTCGCATTTGAACATCTCAACCGATATCACAAAGCGTTCATCGGTTGACATAAGCGAAAAAAGGCGATTCTTATACATATCGGAGAAATCGACTTCTTTGGGTTCCGCGAGCCATAATAGGCGATAGAGTCCTGCCGGGGTGTTAGTTGGTGCGTAGCTACCGCATTCAATATATTTTAAGTCACCACTGCGCACTGACGGCATGATTAAATCGCGGATATAAGCCTCGACCGGATCGCCGCCGGACGCATAATGTTGATCCCAATTAAAGCCATCCTGAAGCATGGCTTCTACTCGCTGAATCTTTTCTATCATACTTTACTCCAATAGGGTAGGGGCTTGCGCCCATGCTTTCTATCACCGCCTCCATTATACCATTTTTTGCTTTTCATAGCAAAAGACAAAATCGTCCAAAACACAGTGCGCGAACCACAGAATCAAAAACCGCGCCCTTTCGAGCGCGGCTCTTTTTACTCTGCGCAGAGTTCGTCTATCTGCGCGTCGTAGCTTCCAGGTGGCCCCATACCGCCCCAACGTCGCACTGTTCGCCTGCCATTTTCGTCAGTCCCGACGACAAAAGCGCCGTTTTCGGGCGGGTTGGCGGGTTGAACCCGGTTTCGACCGGGGGAAACCGGGGGCGCGGGTTGGGTTGGGTCTAGCGATTTTTGCGTTTTCGGCGGCTCGATGGACACGATTTCACCCTTCGGATAGTCGTAAGAAGTCGCCCACTTTGGACTCTGGATAATTTGCGAAACAGTCATGTGTTCCCCTACGTCATTCAGTGTCAACGTGTACGCCGCGCCAGTTCGCGGTTGATACATGAATCCCATCTCGGCGAGCCATTTCGTCATGGTGCGCCAGGTCGGATCGGTTACGCCGGCGTGAGCGGTCATGCGGGCGCGCGAGTACCCCATTGGTTCGTCATCAATTTTGTGCTCGCCCCAACGCAGAAATGCAATCGCCGCGTTGCGCCATGCGGTACGGTGTGCTTGCTCCTGCCGCGCTTTCTCGGCGTCCTCCAGGTCCTCTTGCGTGTACACGCGCCCGGCAATGGTAATCTCACGCTCCGGTTCTGGCTCAGGCTCAGGCGCAGGAAGCGCCGGCCAATCATGCCCCGGCAGCGGCACCCATTCGCCGGCGTTGTTGTCGTATTGAAGGCCAAGCTCTTCGAGAATCATACGCCGGCGTACATCGATGGCGATAATCACGCTGAGCCAGCGTGCGCCGTACAGTAGTGCAACCAAGAACGCGCTAAAAACTACGGCGACTAACAGTATCCCGCCAACCAACTTAAAGATGTAATCGGTTTGGCGGTCGATATCTGCCTGCTGAGCGACTTTAGCCGCTTGGTCGGCATCCACTTCGGCTTGCCTAGCCTCGGCGGATTTGATATTTGCTTCTGCCCCGTCGAGCGTAACGACGATTGCCGTCTGCGTGATTTCCAACTCTCTGCCGTACAGCGCAATACTGCCCGCCGTCGCGGTCAATCCAACACTTACGGCCTGCTGCGTCGCGTTGGCGTTGTACTGCTCGACCTGGAGTGTGGCGGCAGCGCTGCGCTCCTCAGCTTTCAGCGTGGCATCGGCGGCGGCTTGCGTCGCCTGTACCTGAGCTTGCGCCGCCTGAGCCGCCAGCGCATCCGAAGCGCTGACGGTGTTCTGTTTATCGATAGCATCTTGCGTTGCAATCCAGGCGAGCGCCTGGGCCGTGCTCATGGCGTTGTCGGCCTCGATACCCGGCGCAAGTGCGCCCGACGGGACCGTGGCGTAAACAATAACCTGCTCTGCGGGCTGCATCACATCGCAGCCGGCCAACAAGAGAACCGAAGCGCACGCGAGTGCTAGCAGTTTCATTTTCCCTTTTTCCACATATCGACGCCAATCACAAGAAACACAAGGCCAAAGAAAAACAAAATCACTGGTATTATTTCCATCGTTTTATCCTTATTCTCCTAATTTCTTCATCGGCCGGATCCGCGCTGCCGCAAGTAAACTATTGGCGAAGTCTTCGGTCAGATCGGCGTCTTCCTCTCGCTCGGCGACGATCTGTACCGCGCCTGACTCCAGTTTCTCCAAAATCCGTAGTACCTGTGCCTGTTGCTCGGCAACCTGGCGCACCAGTTCATCGAGTTCTTGGCGTTCTTTGTCGCGCTCGGCGGCCAACGCTAAGGCGTCTGCAATAATGCCGCGCGTATCGCGTCCGGCGTCTTCCTGCTCGGCAAGATAGTCAAACGCCACCTGCTCTTTTTCGGGATGGAGTCGAAACGAGATAACGCGATTATACGCACGGCTAGACATCAATGACTCCATTGGCTTCATAGAAACGCGCCAACTTCATGCCACCGCGGACATTCGCCAGGTGCAGCGCATCCAGGTCGTCGGCGGGTAAAACGCGCCCGTGGTCGAGGATGGGCAGCAATCTGTCATAAAGCGCCGCACTACCACCGCCAGTGAGAATGATGGTATCCCACCTGGCCGGCCCACCGGCGACCTCCTGGTAGGCGTTGGCAATACGATTGAGCACTAAGCCCGCCGCATTTGTTGCTTCGGTGTGACACGGGTACTCCCGGCCACCGCCCGTATACGCCCCGGTGCGCAGCGCGTCCCGTAGCCGGTTTGCCGGCACGGTCGTTGTACTCTTGAATATGTCGGCGTACCGGGCGCGCAAGTCACGCTCGAACGCGCGCATGACGTTTTGGATACCGACCTCCACGCTCTCATTAACGGCGTAGTCTAGTTGGCCGCCACGCGCTACGGAGATCATGTCAGTTGTGAAGCCGCCGATGTCAATCACGAGACTTTCGCCGCCGTTGATGTCCGGTCGCGCATAGGCCAACCCGGAGTCTTTTAAAACGACGTTCATCAAGCCGCCCACCGGCTCGTCAAATGTCATTGCGCCGGCGACGGTAAACTTTGCGGTGCGTCCCTCGGTTTCGACGGTGTACTCTCCCACCGTCGCTTCGAGCAGATCATCGGCGTAGGTGATGTCTCGCGGCGCGTGGGATGCAAATACAAAAACCCGCCCGCCACGTTTGTAAAGCTGCGCAAGAGAAATAGCCGTGAGGATATCGTAGTACCCTTTCTGATAACGCGCTGCGCCGGAGCGCCGCTGTACCGGGCCACGCTTCTCGGCCATTTCGCCGTAAGCAAACGGTGTGCCATTGACGCGGGCATAGCCGGCGGGCGGATTGTCGCGCGAGTGCGCCATGATCTGATTCCACTCTGCGGTGGATAGCTCGGCGAGGGCATGGGACCAAACGGCCTCACGGCTCGCGGCGCGGGCTTTTATGTCGCTGTTGCCCGCGTCCAAAACGACGATATTCGCGCTCATACGCGCCTCCTGTTTACGTTTGTCGATTACAAATGTATACGAAGTGTAGCACGCGCGGGCCGGCGTGTCAAGAATCAAAAAAAGCCCCACCGTGTTGGGCGGGGCTACTTGCGGGTTATTCGATCTCCTTCGCCGCTTCCTGTGCAACCTTTGGCGCACTTTCGACGCCGAACGGTTTTAGTGAGGCGTATACCCAGCGACGTAAATCGTCGGGAATATCTAATGCTGTCATTTTGCTCCAGCACCAATCTCGTGACACGAGCACGAGTCCTGCGATCCCGCGTTTTTGCCAGTCGTTCCCGGCAGCCTGCCGGAGAACTTCGGCAATTAGGTCGTGTGATTGCCAATTCAGTTTCACCCTGCTGAGATTTGCCCCGTTCAGTTTCACCCCGCTGAGGTTCGCGCGCCAGAGGGCCGCCTCGCTGAGGTTCACCCCACTAAGGTTCGCCTCGCTGAGGTTCGCCTTGCTGAGGTCCGCACGGACTCCCTCCTCTTCACCCCGTAGCCATAAACCGTGTTTCCTTACGATTTCACCTATTTTATTTTCGGTCATCTTTTTTCTCCTTGCCGCGCCTGCGGCTTATAAATCTTCGCCTGTGCGTGTACTTGGAACCGGGGCAGTTTTACGCCGTACCCAGGGCGACCATATTAGACGTTGCCGTTTTCAACCTGACGTTCTGCCCAGTTTTTGAGATATTCCGCCACGTCCGGTGGCGTCATGGCGTCGCCGAAGTGATTCAACGGTGCGTCGTCTTCGCTGTCGATCATAGCTGAAATCTGTACCGTGAGTTTATCCACGTGTATTGCATTGATTTCATTGGCGGTAAGATTAGGCACGAATGCCTCAACTAAACGTTCTTCGCAGTCCCATCGATCCGAGGGTTGATATTTTGGCATTTCATTTCTCCTTATTTCTTGCTGATACATTCTGTCTATTGCTGCTTCCACAATATCGGTCATTGTGCCCCACCCTGCGTCTTGCAGGGCGTCGAGTTGCCCGCGCGTGGCGGGCAATAGTCGGATGGTGGTTCTGTGGCGGGTCACCGGGCACCCGCCTCAATGCGCATCTGCGCGATTACCAATTCCCATGCGCGCTGATTTGGCATTTCGGTTACTTCGCCATTGACGAGGGCTTTCTTCGCAGCGGCATGCATTTTGCGGGGCGCGCGTTCTGAGCCGGACAAATTGTAATACCAATCAATTTTTGCTAGTTGACTGTAGTTATGTCGAGAGAACTTTTCGTCACCTGTCGGGAAAAAGCCTTCAATTTCTGCAAATTCAGCGTCAGCGGCGATTTCGATTTCAGCTTCGGTCATGGTGGCGACCTCGGTAGCGATTTCTTCGGCGGTCGGATCGGCGTTGAGATAATCAAGAAAGTCCGGGTATTGTTCTTGGTTCCAATTGCTGGGGATCATTTTGCTTCTCCTGTATGTTCGCTCATTCACTTAACTGTCTATATTATATGTCCAAACAGACACATTGTCAAGTGTTTTGTTGTGTCTTTTTGGTTAGAAAAAACAAATCTTTCCAAAACAAAAAAGCGCGACGCCGCGGAGGTATCGCGCACTAGTTCATTTTTCTATCTCCTTATTTTATACGCTTTATTGCTTTAATCTATGTATTCGATATATGACCCTCCCTCCACTTCGTTTATCTCAAACTTGCGGTGGGTTTTTTTGTACAGGCGATAACCGTAGTTCTCTGTACTTGTAATCACGGCGTTATACCCGGTGCCACAAGCAACCCTTGCGGCGCGTCGCGCCATCTTCGGTGTTAGTTTTTCGGATGGTGAAACGCCGTTAAGTCTAACGATGCTTACCCCCCCCTCTGTTTGAACTGTGAACTCTTTCTGCTCCTGCTGTTTCATTTTTTATCTCCTATAGATCAAAGTATTCTTTAACTCGATAGACTTCGCAGTTGAGCGCGCCCTCACTCAATACGAATTCGTTTTCCTCTTCCAGGTAGAACTTGATGCGCTCTACCGGAACCTGCGCGACCACGATATAGCCATCTTCGCCCGCGAATTCGATATCGAATTCATCGGTGAAACTGCTGTTGTCGCGCCATTCGATTGAGGTATTCAACACTTCTTCTGTGCCGTGGTAGAGTTCAATCGTGTCGCCGAACTCTTCGCGTGCTGCCGCGATAAGGCACGCCTGAACTTCTTTGTCGATTTCAAAACCAGAATTCCCGTTGAAATTATGCGCCATGACTGCGCCTTCGATTTCATCGATTTCTCTCAGTTCATTAATCAGTTCATAGAAGTCCATACCAATCTCCAAAGTGTTCATTTATCTAAACACATTATACTATATAGTGTTCAAAAATGTCAACAGTTTGTGCGGTGATTTTGGTTAGAATTTTCAAACTTTCCAAAACAAAAAAAGCGCGACGCCCCGTAGAGCGCCGCGCTAGTTCATTTAACACCGTCGATCCTCCGCCAAAGCGGAGGCAGATTTTTGCAGCGCGCGGTTTATGCACTGGCTCTCGAAACCAGTAACCCCGCGCTGCGGTTTTTTTAATGGTCACCTCCTTTTCAATAGCGACTATCGCATTATGGCGATGTTGACTGAATCCGCTGTGTTGCGACGGCGATAAATGTATCTTACTCCGCGCGCTGGTGGAGTAGCGACTTGAGCTTGATTCTCACGATCCTTTCCTTGAGAAAGCCCCCGGCCCCAGTCCTGCGCGAACTACCGAGATCGGGGGCACGAAAATTGTTCACTTCACGTAGGCGAAGCTTTTCAGCGCATCGTGTATCGCGCCTTCAAGATGATCGAATGTGTTGGCGTTGCACTCGATGAGCACCTGCACGAACAGACGGAACACGTGCGCCATCGCTTCGTATTTGTCGTCAGGTACGATATCATATGGCGGAAGATCATCATAGTCGATGGTTTCATAGTCACCAAGCCGAATTGTCAGCGTATCGCCATCCGGGTCGTGACGGATAATCATCTCAAACGTCGCGTTATCAGTCTTGATTGTGGTTTTTGTTTCGTCCATCATTTCGCCTCACTTAATCGCTAGCGACGGTTTCCCCGCCGTTTCTTCCCGATATTGCTCAAGCCACGTCGCGCCGCCCTTCAGCGCCTTGCCAACGCTTTCTCGTCGAGCTTCAATGCCCCGGCGACATAGTGATACGTCACCTGATCGCCCATCCATCGCTTCAGGATCGGCGCGACGTCATATTTGACCTTCGCCCGCCCGGCGCGCACCTGGACGTACCCCATTTCATCGGCGTAGTTGTCGCCGGTGAGTTCCCGATACCGCTCCATCAGCGGCCCCAAAGCCCATTTTGCCGCGTCCATCTGCGGCTCGACCTCACGTTTCACCGTTTCAATTTCGTCGCGCCCGCGCCGGTACACGTCGGCGAGCGCCTGGATTTGATCTTCGAGTTCTCGGAGTTCTTGCTCTGTTGAAGCATCTGTCATTATCTTTTCTCCTATTTTCATTTCAAAAAATCCCGCCGCGTCTTAGCAAACCCCCACGGTTAAAAAAGAACAGCGGCGGGGAGTGGCTGGGGCGGGAGTCGAACCCGCTTGCGCATTCCTGCGCCCCATCGACGTACCCCGTCAGCCAGGTAGATAAGCTTTGTCGCTTACATGCAATTTATCGGATTTTTCAGATAGTGTGCCCGGCGCTTTCACGCCGGGCGAAGATGATATAACTCGGCTTATCGCCATGCCGATTTTTTTGCCATCGCGCCGTCAGTGGTAGTGGCGCGACACGAACGCGATAGCAAACATATACAATCCTTCAATGGATTTACACACTGCGCCAGTGTAATTTCTTTTGATGTACAAACTTTCCTCTCGGCTACCACACCGATAGAAAGCCGGTCAATTGTGAGCATTGCGCCTCCTGTGCGTTACTCTAAAGATCAATAGCCGGCGGCGGGACTCGAACCCGCGTTTTCTGGTTGGAAGCCAGTTGCTCTACCTCTTGAGCTACGCCGGCGATGACTCTAAATTCTCGTGAACCTGATGGCACCTCTCACGACTTCACGCTTCATCTTTCCTTCTTTCGCCAACGCCTCACATGCGAAGATCGTGTCAAGGTCGGTTGGCGTGATAACATGGCCGACCGGAAGCGCCTTGAGTTGCGCGGTAATAGCTGTGTTGTCGCGCGCGAATTGCACCGCTTTTTTGTTCATAGCACCCTCTCATATTCGATCCCGCCACACCAGTAAGCTGCGTATGTCCTGAACTCTGCGGCATGCTCTGCGCAAAAATACCCGCATTCACCGTTCGCTGCACGCAAAAAAACTATTGCGTTATCGTTACAGTCGTTACATCTCATTTTTCTCTCCTTTGGGCGCGCTTTCACGCGCCCGTTTTTTCTAGTCTTCGAAATAGCTCATGTCTTGTGACTCTTCCTCAAACATAACAGGCTGTCCGTGCTCGTCACGCGGGAAGTGTTTATCGAGTACACTTTTTGCATTATCACCGTCCGATTCATTCCACTCCTTGATGAGCGCACTCACCGCTTCGTCTGGCGTCGCGTTCGTCAGGTCGAGATTCGAGCGCTCGATTACGGCTCGCGCTTCTTCTACGCGCGCCTCCAGTCCGTCGCTTACAATCAGTTCGTCGCACATAGTCACGGCACGAGTGAGCAAGTCGGTGTGTTTGCCAAACCACGCCACGACGCCGCAAGCGGTTTTTGGATCGTTGGAATAGTCGGCGATGTCATCGACGCCCAGGGCAAAAAGTGCTTCGAGTTTGGATATGCCCTTGTTGATACAGAAGTCGGTGAATTTTTGTAGGTTTTCCTCATTTTCTGACCAGTGTGGGATAGGGATCGCCGTTGTGATTGTCGCTTGCGGTTCTTCGACAATTTCGCCGGTGTCGTTATCGACGATATAGTCATCTTCGCCGCTTGCTAACATGGGTGTACCGCCCGCCTCAAGCAGTGCGGTTTCTTGCAAACCCGCCAAGCGCGCCTCAACCCAGGTTTGTTCAACTTCAATGAAAAGTAACCACTTTTTATAGCGCTTGCGCTTGCCTTCTTTTGTCGGCGTCGATATTTCTTTTTCCACACGACGCAACACCATCGGGATACCTGTCAAGCGACCAGCGAGTTGTTTAATCGCTGCGAGATTGGCGCTAATGTTCTTCAGATCGTAGACACTTGTTGTATGAACCGTCATATACCCAAGTCTCGCCAGTTCTGGCAGGATAACACGCAGTCGGCCAACCGGCTTGCATCGACGCTTTTTGTCTTGATGATCTTTCAGCAGGCACGGTTGCCCGCGCTCCGACGGTGGATAATGCACCACTTCGCCGTCGCATCGGTGGAGTAGTTGCCCGGCACTATATGCCTCGCGCCAGGCATCAAAGCATTGATCTATATCGTCATACGGAAGCATGATACGAATCGCGCGGGGTTCGTTTCCGTAAATTTCTTTGAAGCGCGTTGGGCTGTTCGTGTCGGTATCATTGAATTCAACCCGAAAATAGTCTAAGTCCTTTCCGGGGCGATTTTCTCCTTTTGGCGCGCCTTTTCGGATATGGCCGATTTCTGGGAAACCGGCTGCGCGTGTCGTCAAACCTTTGATTGGCATAGTCAAATCTCCATCTCTAATTAGTTGTTCTTGTTCGTGAATTTCTGCCTGAGCAGTCGCCCAAGCCCGCTGTAGCGTATCTTGTATGTTGTCGCCCGGCTCAAGCTCAACGGTAAGACTAGCGAAAGCATCACGACTTTCGTAGTTTCCCACGTTGATTTTTGCCGAGCGGCTTACAGTGATTTGTGCAATTCTCATTATCGCATTCCTGCGATTAAATCTGCTTGCGTCTCGCGTTCATCTCGCCATCGCTCTAACTCATCCCACGCCTTTAGCGCATCGTGTAGCCGCTCACCGCTCGTGATGTAACGGTGTGTTTGCGGGTATTGAGCTTCGATGAAGAAGCTCAGCCACGCCGGGCACTCGGCAAGGTTGACGAGGTCGCCTTGCAATACCTCGTGGTAGGTATCATTGCCGCGCGTTGAACGCTGCAATGTCATGCCGGTCACGATAAAGACAGACGCACACCCGCGTCCGGCACCGCCGGGGTAGACCCGACACTCTGTCCCGTCGTTCGGGATTTTATTGATAAGCTCGGTCATTATTCTATCTCCTCTAATAATGCGCGCAGCCGTTCACGTGCATCAGGGTAATATTTTTCGCAGTCAAGGATAAATCTCATTATCTGCGCTAGCGGCGAAAGCGTATCAAATAAACATATATTCTCTTGTTGGTCGCCCATTCCCGCGCCCTTAAGAGCGACCGACGAAATTAGTTCTGACGCCTTCAGTCGGCGCGCCAGGGCGATTAAGTCTTTATCCAAATAATCCATTTTATTTTTCTCCTTATTTTGATCTGTCTTATCACCCGCCTGGGGTTACACCCGCCCAGGTCCCCTCGCCGTCAACTGACAGGCTCGCCATCCCTTCCGCCCGAACGCTCTGGCCTTAGCCGGAACGTTCGGGCCGGGTGATGTGTTAGTTATACGCCTCATCATATACGTCGTGTGCTTCGACGATTTCATCAGATGTAATGGTCATGGTGTCACCGTCACAAAAGTGGACAATGATATTGCCGTTTTTCATTTGCCAGTGCGTCGCGCCGTGCAAATCGTTATAAAAGAACCATCGAATTTTATGATTAAGACTATTTATACGAAACATGATCTTATCTCCTGTATGCTTCATTATCTTCGCAATCGACTGTGCGGTCATTGAACCCACCCGCCGCCTGGTTACGGTCAGTCGCGTTTGTCGTCTACCGATTGTCGCTCGCTACTTAGCCTAGCCGGATTTACACCGGAAGCTGTCGGTTATTTGGTTTTTAAGGTACCCGGCCCAGCTCATCAGTGCGGGGCGGCCAGTTCCCGCAGACGCCCGTGTGGGCGTTTCGCTTTATCCGTAGATTAGCGTATCGTTGCCGTTGATCGTCCAGTTCTCTGCGTCGCCTTCCGAGATTTCGTACTCGCCGGCCTTGGTGAGAATTGCGCTCGCCGCCGTATTCATTCCCTCGAATGGCCATCCGTCCATTTCGCCGCTACCGTCTTCGTTGACCGTGATTGTGAAGGTGATTTCGTTCGTCATTTTAAATCTCCTGTTTGCTTGCGTTGTTTACTTAACTGTCTATAGTTTATCACGCTTCCGTGTCTCACTATAGTGTCATATGTCATATGACATCTTGACGTTTGTCATATACGCTTGGCGTTATCAGTCAACCATACCAACCAGTTGTTAGCATTGACCCGATACGCACCTCCCTCTTTATACGCCCCAACCGTAAGCGCGAAATCTTCATTGCGTCGAAGCCGCTGTGTGAGCGCCTGCGCAGTAAAAACGTTGCCGCGCGTATTTCGGTATCCAAGTAGGTTGGCAACCATCGCCGCATCTGGTAAGGTGCAGGTATCGGACGTCTGTAATACGAATCGCGGAAGGGTTCTCCCGCCATATTCAAACTTGCCGAGGATGAAGTCCCCGGCGATGATACGGTTGTTGTTGGTAAGAAAGATGTTCACTATCTTCCTCCATAACTTAATTCGAGTGGACTTTTGTAGTATTCGGTCATTACTTCATCGTAGTCAATGCCGCTATATAAAAAGAAGGTTGGGATTGCACCTTCATGCATTGGTTTCGGATCGCCCGTTCGGTGCGGATGAAGCTCCTCGTGTATCCACCACATTTTGGGATAGTTGTCTGAGACTGTCGGCTTCCAACCATTGGCGATTAAGGCTTCGACCAAGGCTATTTTTTCTTCTGTGGTGAATGTGCTGTTTTGATTTTTCACGCTGCTATCTCCTGAGCAGTCTCAACTTCTAATAAAATAATATCATTCCTTGCCGTTTTACCTCAGTGCCATTTGTCACATGAACCGCATGATATTCTGCAATAGTAAAGTGCGTGGAAGGTGTTGTACAATGGTGATACATTATTTACGATAAGGAATAAGGTGATGTGCATTCGTGGTAGTAGCTCAAGCGCCGGGCGTTAGTTCGGCGCACTTTTAAGGAGAAAAAAATGGGCCTCAAACCCGACCACTGGATTAAAAAAATGGCACGCGAGCACGGCATGATTGAGCCGTTTGTCGAGCAGCAAGTGCGCGAAAGGGACCCTGCCCCACCGGGATATTATACCTATCCGGTTCCGCCGAGGGCAATCTCATATGGCGTGTCATCCTACGGTTACGACATCCGCATAGCAGACGAGTTTAAGATTTTCACGAATGTACACAACGCGATTGTCGATCCAAAGGCGATGCAAGAAGACAGCTATGTAGATTTCAAGGGCGAGATTTGTGTTATCCCACCGAATAGCTTCGCGCTGGCGCGCACGATTGAGTATTTTCGTATTCCGCGTAACGTGCTCGTTATTACGGTTGGCAAAAGCACCTATGCGCGCTGCGGGATCATCGTCAATGTGACGCCCTTTGAACCGGAATGGCAGGGCTATGTCACGCTCGAAATCAGCAACACCACGCCGCTGCCGGCACGCATCTATGCCAATGAAGGAATCGCACAGTGCTTATTTTTTGAAGCTGATGAGGAATGTGAAGTGTCTTACGCTGACAGAAAGGGCAAATATCAAGAACAGCCGGCGCGCGTTGTAGTAGCAGAGGTATAGTGATACACATCATTCAAAAGCGGCGCGAGCGACGCGACGGCAAAAAGCCACTTTTAACCTACGTCGGCATTTACATTTCCGACACCGGAGAACGCCGCCCCCTATGCGGCTCTGCGCTTGCTGCATATATAGTGGCAGACGAAAACGGTGACAGGGGTATGGTAACCTGCAAACATTGCTTACGCGCTCTCTCGTGGCGTCCTGGACGTTTGGCGGCGCGGGTTGTATCGATCCGATACGGCGTGTATTTTTCGCCACGGAGTAAAATGAGGTTGATATGACAATTAAATGGGTTCCCGAAATGTCGATTTTCGATCACCCACCTAATGTGGCACTGGTAAACCCCGTCAATTGCGCCGGCGTGATGGGGGCAGGGCTGGCGAAAGAGTTTAAGCGTCGTTTTCCCGAAATGTACAATGTGTACAAAGACATGTGCGCGCACCATGAGCTTTTTATCGGTTCATGGCTTCCAATTTGGCATTCGAGTTTCGGCGAAAACATGCGAGTAATCGTAATGTTTCCAACTAAAATCAACTGGCGCAATTCGTCTAAGCTTGAATACATTGACGCCGGGTTACGAAGCGCGTGCCCGGCTTTTGAAACTTGCGTCGAATTGTATGATTGTGCCGGCGTAGCGCTCCCTAAACTTGGCTGCGGCCTCGGCGGGCTTGCGTGGCCGGACGTACGCGCGTTGATGATCGAGTACCTGGAGTCGCTTGATGTGTTGTGCTACGTGCATGGAGAAGCGCCCGATGCCTAAATATGCTGCCCGCGTCGATGCCAATCAAAACGAGATCGTCAAGCAACTTCGCGACGTTCCCGGCCTGGTAGTTGTTGTCACTAGTGCGGCGGGCAATGGCTTTGTGGATATTGTGGTGATTGATACTATCACGCGGGATGCGTATCTAGTCGAGATCAAAGCCAGCGAAAAAAAGAAACTCACCGAAGCCGAAAAGGAGTTAGCTAAATCACTTGACTACGCACTGCCGTGGGTACGTATTCATAACGCCGAAGAATTTATCGAAATAATGAACGAGGAACGCGCGAAATGAACCTACAAGACAGGCTAGCCAAAATTCGCAAGCTCGTCTCACCATTATGCGAAATACGAAGGCTGTCAGTGTTCCCGGACGAATACCAAAAACGCTGTAAGGCGCTGGATAGCGTCAGATTATTCATGTGGTGGTGGTCGTACTACGATGATCTTCAATTGTTGGACGCGGTACTGCAACGCGCCGACGGCCCCGAAAACCCGTATTGCCTACTCAATGATGATGAGGTTTTTTCCGCTATGGAGTTCACTGAATACCGGATGAATATCATCAAGGCGGAGTTGGAAACTCGCGACATCGCACCGTTTGGCGCTTCGTGGCCGCACGCATGCACATGCGATGATAATTGGTGGTGGCTCTGCGATATATGGCGCAAGACATGCCGGAGCAAGGATGCTGAATATGTTAGGTGAGTTATCACCATTTGTTAAATAAGGAGAAAACATGATCGAAGTTAGCAAAGATCGATATGGAGAGAGGCTTTGGTGCGGACCAACAAAAGTAGTCGGTAATGACTGTATCTATCGTGGTTGCTTCAACGAACACGACTGCGGGCGCACCAATAGCCAGGGCGCTTGGGTGCGTGATTCATGGTGCGCAACGAATTACAACAAAGGTTGCCCCGACAAAGATAGCGAAGACTATCAAGTTGTTGCGTGCTGTGATGAACCCAAATTTCACCCTATTAAGCGTGGGCAGTATCATAAAGTTTGTCTCAACTGCCGAGCGCGCTTACCCGTGGAAATTGTTCGGATTATTCTTCAAGATCGTGAATTGCAAGAGGAGTAAGCCATGTCAACGCCAACACTAGTCGAGATTGTTCGCTTTTTTGACTATATAGATGAGTGGAGCATATCCAAGCGCTGCGACATAATTATGGGGCACTTTGGTATTGATGAAAGCGGCGCGGCCATTCTGGCTGCACAATCTATTATCGTTGAAGCGAATGAGTGGATGAACGAATCGCAATTTGATGAGGCGGTAGAGCTGGCGCGCAACTTGACACCGCGCACCGACTCGTAGTACAATATCCTTGCGCCGAGAAAAGTCGGCGCGGCTTGTAACGGAGCCTAAACGACAACAAACGACAATCCCGTTTTCTTGGGTGTCCTGTCTTTGGCCCGTTGTCGGCCACCGTTACAGGGCAGGCCACCCAAGAGGATGGGATTTTTTTATCTAAGGAGAATGATGATGATCTACAAAGAGGTAACGATACGTCAACTAAATGCAATCGCGGCAGAGGGGATTGAACACGATGTTGTGTGCTATACCAGGGGTACTGATATATACACCTATTTTTTGGTACGTGTTCACGCTAAATACTGCGGTCTCTGTAAGGGCACGGGTGAAGTTCCCTATATTGGTGGTGCACGAAACGAAATGATGTATTGCCGTGATTGCAACGGCGCGGGCTTTGTTTCATCTAGTGAAACATTTGATACCGGGGTTAAGGCCATTGTGGGGATCGCAAGGCTTCTTAAAATCACCGAGTCGCTTATAGATGTTGCGCCGTTTGAAAGCTGTGATATGTGTGGCTACTGTGGGCACTACAAAGGCCACGAAGATGATTGTACTTGGCTTGTGGCAAAACAGGCACTTGACGAGATGAAAAGCGCGGCGCTGTTGGATGAATAAAAAAAAGCCGCGTGACCAGCGCGACGGGCGGCAAAGGCGGCGAGCCTTGTCGCCGTTATAACATAAAATAAAGGAGAATAACAATGAGCAACCCCTACACCCTACACACCCCCTACACCGTTGGCGGGTCGCGCTGGCTTGACCCCGGTGACGACAAATGGCATCAACAAATTTATTGGATATGGCAAGACGCACACGAGCGCAATATGCTGTATGCGATCCCGTCGCGTGACTCTAAAGGACAGCTTGTGCGCGTGCATTTCTATGCTATGCAGGATACTTTCGCCAACCTGAAAACGTTTTTGGAGATGGTGGCTCAGTCAGGTTGGGGAAACGAACGCAATGGTTTTATTTTGCGGTGGGCAAAAATTAATTACTCGTGGAGTGATGCCGACGGAATGAAGTTCGAGTTTGAAGCGCATATGGTGAGGGATGAATCATGATTTACATTTCTATGTACCTCGCGGCAATTGTCGCCGCAAACTTGACCGTCGCCACCTTTGGGCCTGACTGGTCGATTGTCAACGCTTTCTTGTTCATCGGTCTGGACCTCACAGCGCGCGACAGGCTTCACGATCAATGGCAAGGCAATCTCGCGCGTAATATGTTTTTGTTGATTGCTTCCGGTGGCGCACTATCGGCGGCATTGAATATCGGCGCGCTAAAAATCGCCATTGCCTCAACCGCCGCCTTCGTCTGCGCCGGCGTGGTAGATACCATCGCGTATCATATGATGAAAGACCGCGCGCGCCTCGTTCGGATCAACGGCAGTAACCTGTTTAGTGCAGCGGCGGATAGCTTGGTTTTCCCGGTGCTTGCGTTTGGCTTTCCGCCGCTGTGGGGGGTCATCGCCGGGCAATTCATTGCTAAGGTTTGCGGCGGCTTTATATGGAGTATGGTGTTTTATGTTGCGGCTAACCTGTCTCGGAAATAATCATTTTCAACACCTAAATAAAAACCGCTGGGGCGTGCTAATGACACCGCAGCATGGCGGAACCTGGAAAGAACGACTTGAGTCCTGCCTAGTCTTTGCTTGTGACAATGACCGCTTTAACGCTTCTTATTCGGATGAAAGCTTTTTAAAGATGCTCAACTTAGTTGAACCATATGCCGAAAAATGCAAATGGATACTCGCGCCTGATGTAGTGGGCGATGCCACCGGCACGCTTGCCGAGTTTCCAGAGTGGTACAAGATTATAGCGCCGCGTTACCCCGTGGCGCTTGCCGCTCAGAACGGTATGAAACCCGGTGACGTTCCCTGGGATCAAATTGCCGCGCTGTTCATTGGTGGAGATGACAGGTTTAAGGATGGATTGGACGCCGCTACGCTTGTCTTAGAAGCAAAGCGGCGCAAAAAGTGGGTACACATCGGGCGCGTTAATACCCGGCGACGTGTTCTAATGTCTGCAAAGCTGGGTGCAGATAGCATAGATGGCACACATGAAGTGTTTGAGCCTAATGTAGCTATTCCCAGACTAAACCGCTGGATGAGAGAGGCCCGCGCTATTATAGATGGAACACAAATGATGTTGCCGTTCTAGTCATTTTCACACTAAATGCCACCTGTAGTATAATTACTTCGCACAAAGAAAAGGCCGGGCGGCAACCCGGCGCGGCGGAAATGATACGATTGGCGGCACGTCTTTAGTATATCAAATGGTAAGAATATGTCAAATAGGAGATGGACTATGCAGGTCAATATGCCAGACTTTCTCAAACTAGATCACGAAATTAATGAGTTGAACGGTCTATTGGGGCGACCAATTATTGAAGCAAGTACCTTAGCCGTGGCCGCCGGATGTCATTTTTCAGACGCAGTGAGGCTCTTATTGCACCTAGTTGCAATTGGCGCGGCAGAAATGGGTACGCACGTCTTTCATATGGCGCATCCGGAAACGCCGCCCGCACTTACAACGACAGACACATACGAGTTTCCACTTTTTTGTGACATCTGCGAAGAGGAATTTGAAGCGTCCGAAGCGTGGTGTCAACCTTTTTTTCTTTTAAAAGAAACGATTGAGCTTGTGGTAAATGGCAAATAGGAGTTTTGACAATGGGTAAAAAACTTTACTTCCCCACCGATGAAGGCGGGATTCAGTTCAAAACAGAGCGTCGCGTCGGTGACGTGCGCATACCGAACTACATCTACGATTTGTGGATGCCCTTGATTGGCTCAGACGCCATAGGCGTTTACGCGGTCTTTTGTCGGCTTGAGCGCTCTGGTGGTATTAAGGGTATAACGATGCAAGATATTGCCAACGCCTGTCGGATAGGAAAGGCAAAGCTTGCGAAGCTCATGAAGATACTTGAGGAATGTGAATTCATTGAAACGAAAAAACCGACCGGGCAAGCGCGCTTATGGCACTATACGACCGAGATTACGGTCAAAGACCCAGCTCAAGAAATTTCAAAGGAAATCATAGAAGAATATCAACCCTCGCGCGGTTATGAGCCGCTAACGCCTTGGCTCTCCGAGGAAGAATCCCCGGAAATACCAAATGGTACGTCCGACAGTACCAAACAGTACGTTGACGAAATACCAAATGGTACGTCTACTGTTGAATCTTCTATTTTGCACCCTCTATTAGTTGAAAATAGCGCCGCTAGCGCGACGCCGCCCCCGCCGCAAGCGACGGAAGATGCTCAAGATACCCAAGACGCCCAGACCGTTGAAGCGAAGGCACAAACGCTACAAGACGTTCTCAGAATGAACGTCAAAGCAATCAAGGCGTGGGCCAAAGGTGCAACGCAAGACGAACGTAAGGCACTCGTGGCGCTGGAGAGCAAAAAAGACAAGCCGCGTCAAGGCGTTTTAGACATCGCGGGAGTCGTCAACCAGCGCATTTTCAATGGCGCGCTGTACATCGCCTACGGATATCAAAACGGCGACACGAGTTTTCTCAACAAGGGACAGGTCGTCAACCTGTACCGTGAGGCGAGGCGCATCGAAGAGAAGGGCATCACCGCAGACGATTTGCTGAGGTTCAACGAATGGTGGCAAAAATCTAATGAATGGAAGGGGGGCGGGCCGCATCTTTTGCGTAAGCCGTCGTTAATCCTCACAAAATGGGCCGAATTCACGGCGCAGCAGCAAGTGATTCGGTGGCAGATGCAACAACAAGCTGCGCGTTATGCTAATATCGAAGTATTTGGATAAAGGGGAAAAGAGCAATGATTTTTCAGCATACATGGCAGAGCGTTTTAGCTGGTCGCAAGACGCAAACGCGGCGAGTAGTAAAACCGGGCGAAGTACGCAGCCATTTATCTAATGGTGTGCTGGCGAGCGGTCGCCTTAAGTGGCAAGTCGGACGCACCTACGCCGTACAGCCAAAAATGAGTAAGCCGGCGATATGGTTTCATCGGGGGTTAGATATTTTGGACTTTGATGTAAGTTCAAAAGAAGCGAAAGAACACCGGGCGGGCCTTGGTTATCGCGAGATGCGTATCAAGCTAGTGGGCATTCGCCTAGAGCGGCTGCAAGATATTGACAGGGCCGGGCTAAAAGCGGAAGGGTTCGAATCTTTTGAAAGTATCAGCGTTGATATTGACGGGTATGTAGATCAAACGTCATGGAGCGCACTAGATTGTTTTATTGAGTCCTGGGACATGCACCACAGGCCCGGCACGCGCTGGGAAGATAACCCGCAGGTTTGGGTATTTGATTTTGAGTTGGTGAAATAATGACCGACCTCACCATCCTTAAAAAAACACAGCAAGAAACGGCCATCATGCAGCAGTGGACCGAGGCGTCCAAACAGCTTATCGCTTGTTGCCTGATAGAGCCGGACATGCTAGACCACGCCTTCGACGTAAAGCCCGAACACCTCTATGGCCAGTGGGCGGACGTGTGGGCCAGCCTTCAAAAACGCGCGGTTAACGGCGCGGTAGATTTGCGCGGCGTGCTGGGTGGACTTCCCGACGACTGGCGCGAGTCGTTAGTCAACCAGGCATACACGCAAGCCGATGCTGACGCGATAGCGCACGAACTTGTTAGCTACCAGCGCGAGGTCATGCCGGTCAAGGCTTATGTGGTTGAATACGTCAACCGGGTCAAGGATGCCTATCGCCGGCAGTATAATCTTGAAACGGTCGGCAGTCTCGCTAAGGCGTCGCTGGACTTAAAAGCCGACATTGATAAGGCCGAGAGCGTCGCAGTAGACCGTCTTGTCTCAAATGATACGAGCGCCAATACCATCACGTGGATGTCAGAGATCGCCGAGGACGTTATCGCCGAGCTATGGCACAACGTCGAAAACCCGGCAGATATACGCGGAATGATAACGGGGCTGCGCGATTTAGATCGTTCCGTTGGCGGCTTTGAGCCTAGCAATTACGTCTTGATTGGCGGGCGGCCATCGATGGGAAAAAGCGCACTTGTATTTGAGATTGCTAAGCGTTTCGCAAAACAGGGACACACCGGTCTTGTCTTAACATCCGAAACGAGTAAGCGCATGTTCCTACTCCGTATGGCGTGCTCAAGCGTCGGCGTCAACTACCAGTCGGAATTTAAGACCGGGCGGCTCAATCCGGGTAACGAAAAGCGCCGTACACGTGACGGTGACATTTCGACCTGGGATGCACTCGATATGGAAATTGGGCGATTAAGTCAGTTGCCGATTGCACATGTTTCGGCAAGTCATACGCCGGCGGAATTATACGCCTTGGCTTACCGGATGCAGCGCGTCAACGACCTTAAATTTGTTTTGGTTGATACGATCAACCTACTCGCCAATGACACAGAGACGAGCAACGAACATAGGGCACTTACGAATCGAAGCGCTCAACTCGCAAGGATAGCGCACGACTTGAACGTCTTGACCATCGCCACGTGGCAGTTGTCGCGTAACGTTGAAAAGTCAGACGACAAGGTGCCCACCCTCGACCACTTCCGGGAGAGCGGGAGCAGTGAAGAGCACGCCGATATTGCAATATTCGTCTATCGCCCGGAATATTATAAAAAAATGGGCAAGGAGCACAAGGGCACAATGCCCAACGGTGATGAGATTACCGACGACGAAGTGGTTGCCATCATTGCCAAAAACCGCGATGGCCAATCGGCGCGCTGGGTACGGATGGCGTTCGATCGTGCTTACGCGCGCGTGCGTAACCGGGAGGTGACCTGATGCGCGGCACCGGCGTCGTGACGAACGTATTTGATACAAGCCGCCTCAGATGTCTTTTACTTGACGAACTTGATTCAATGGTGTATGCAAATGAACGAATTCCAGCAAAGGGGTTTTTGTTTTTACAGGCACTCGCTGATTTGCTACTCATTGAGCAGATTCGCTTGTTGCAGGCCATGAAAAAGAGCCAGCGCACAAAAAAGGAGCTTTCGCGCTGTTTTTTGGAGCGACAGGCGCTCGCGTTTCAGGCGACGCGCGCGGCGAAAAAATGGGACTATGAAGCCGATCTACCGCTTGATTTTTTATCACGCTCGTTTAAAACGTCTGGTGGACAGCATTGGCTTTGGAATGATATGGTAAAGCGCGGCGTGTATGAGATGCCCGCGGTGTGGTATGAAATACAAGAGAAAGACAATGAACAAAATTAACTGTGAACCAATGCTTAGCCAACCACCACAACGCGCGCCCATGTTGAGCCAAGCCCACGGCGGCGCATCGCAGCGTTCACTTTTCGGCGGTCTTCAAAACATGCGCGCTTTTTATGGCGTGTGCGACTGGTGCGATGCGCATTGGTGGGATAACCCGATCGAGCGCTGGGCGTGGCGTATTGATGACTGTACCGACGTGTGTCCGGTGTGCGGGGAAGTACTGGACTGGTACGATAAGGTGGAAGTCGAGCGAGAGAAAAAAATGCGAGGGGGCGAGCAATGCGAATAATATCTTTGGGTTGGGGCGTTCAATCGTGGGCGCTCGCTGCGATGGTGGCCCTCGGTGAGTTGCCAATGGTAGATGCAGCAGTTCATAGCGACACGCAATTTGAGCGGTCGGAGACTTACGAGTTTGCGAAACAGTGGACGCCGTGGCTCGAAGCGCGCGGGGTGCGTGTTGTGACAGTGAAGCCGCGCAAAAATTCGATGGTGCTGTTTGATGATACCGGGCGCACTATGCTTCCCTTGTACACGAAAGACACAAATGGAAACGGCGGAATGCTCAAGCGAACCTGTACGAACAGATGGAAGATTGCCCCCCAGCGTCGTTGGGCTAGTGATGAATTAGCTCGACGCGGTTTAAAAAAGACACCTGGCGTAATTGAAAAAATGCTTGGTATCACGTCCGATGAAGCACACCGCGCCAAGACCAACGACGTGAAATACATCGTCAATAAATATCCATTCCTAGAAGATGGCTGTTGGTTGTCGCGCGCTGCGGTCGTGCGATGGCTCAAAGATCACGATCTACCTATTCCGGTTAAGAGCGCGTGTCTTATGTGCCCGTACCACAGTCGCGCAGCTTGGGACGAAATCAAGTTATCAGGTAGTGGGGACTGGCAGCGTGCGCTTGAAATTGACGAGGCGATACGCAACAAACGCAAACGCGCTGGATACACATGCTATTTAGTGCCAGAACTCGTGCCATTAGAGCAGATTTGCGCACAGATGAGTTTATGGAACGACGCGCCGACGCTGTGCGGCAACGTCGGTTGTTTTTTATAGGAGACGAACAATGCGAAAAAACATAGTCATCGCAGTTATCATCTGGTTCGCTATCAATTCGCTGATGGAGCGAGGCTATCCGTGTGATGAATGAATATCAACAAAAAAGGAGGTGTAAATATGTGGCAGATCAACAATTCAGACTTGGTTGAGTGGCTAGAAAATTATGACGGTCCTAAATTCCATGCCGTCCTTAGCGATCCGCCATACGGACTAGCGTTCATGGGTAAAAAATGGGATAGCTTCACTACACCCCAAGTCTTTCAAACCTAGGTTACTGAATGGGCGACGCTGCTAATTGAACGTGCTCTATACCCCGGCGCAGTCTGTGCGTTTTATGGTGGTACACGAACAGCGCATCGATTGGCGTCAGGGTTGGAGGACGCAGGGCTTGAGTTGTTCGATGCTGTGGCGTGTTGGAGTTACGGAAGCGGATTCCCGAAAAGTCACGACATAAGTAAGGCCATCGACCGTGAAGCCGGGGCGGAGCGGGAGGTGGTGGGAAGAAAGTTTTATGGCGACGGCAAACCAAGCCGAATACAAGCGGATCAAAACGACTTGAGGCATGATGGATACGCGAGACCGTGGCGCGATAACCCAGAGCACGTAGAAAGAATGCATAGTGAAACCCTTCCCGCCACGCCCGACGCCGAATGTTGGGACGGCTACGGCACGGCTTTAAAGCCGAGCTTTGAGCTTGTATATCTCTGCCGAGCGCCACGCAGCAACTTGCGCTATGTTGATCTCGCATTGCAGTATGGGACAGGGGCGTTGAACGTGGATGGGTGTAGGGTCGGGACGGATGATACAACAGTGCGGCATAACTCATCATCATCATCATATATGACGGGCGAAATTGGGGCGATTCAACCCAAGCAAAGCGAGTACACAACCGGCTCTATCAAAGGCCGCTATCCACCCAACACGCTCTTATGCCACCACCCGACTTGCACCGAGGCGGCATGCGTCGAGGGGTGTCATGTATTGGAAATGGGGAGGCAGAGCGGGGAGGGGGCAAGCAAGTCGGGCTTTCGTGGGGCGGGGATAAATGACCCAACGTTTAAAGCACCGGAATATGCATCAACGATACGCGGTCATAACGACTTCGACACCGCCGCGCGCTTTTATCCTCAGTTTCGTTATGCGGCGAAGGCGAGCCGAAGTGAGCGGGATAAGGGGTTAGAGGGATTTGAGGTCAAGCAGAAATACGCGCAAGATGGAAGCTGGGCAAGCCACGAGGTTTTTAGTGGTGCATCAGGCGATGAAGCCCGGAGAGCCAAGCATCCCGCTAACCCAACCTATAACCCGCACCCCACGCTTAAGCCTATCGCCATGAATAAATGGCTTGCAACGCTTTTGTTGCCGCCACCGCTCGATACACCGCACCGAATCTTAATCCCTTTCGCGGGTACAATGAGCGAGGGTGTTGGCGCAATGCAAGCCGGTTGGGATGAGATCGTAGGTGTGGAAACGGACGTTGAGTATTGTGGGCTTGCACAAGCAAGGATGCGGTATTGGGAGGGTATAGGAACGCAACAAAAATTATTTTAGATTTGTGTTTTACAAATGCGGGGGTGATTGACACACGCCACCACGCCATGATACAATGGCATTGATAGCAGCTTCATTCTCTTTTTCTCCTTACGAGGGGCGCTCAATCGGTAGCGCCCCTTTGACTTTTTTATTCCTCTTGCCTTATAATGAATTTGATAGTTATTCTAAGGATGATCGATGGAGATTTTTATTGTTCTCGCCGTCATGTTCGTTTTTGTGTTTATCGCCGGTGGCGTTGCTGGCGTGGCGCTATATAAGTTCTGGACGGATAAATGATGACTGATGTGGACTGCTACACGGGGCAGTGATATCGATGAAGCGCATTTGGCCCTGGCTGGCGTTCTTTGTATTTGAGGCGCTGTGCTTTATCGGCGCGGTGTTGCAGGCGGGGAGTGTATGAGTAAGCCCGTCTCGTTTCTCGCGTCATTTCCGCCTATTCAAAGCGCCATAAAAATCACGGGCAACGGTGATGGAATGCGAATACAACTCGACATTCCAGAAAGCGAAATGGGCGAAGCGGCAAAGCTCATACTTTACCGCCAATGTATTGTAAGGGTCACGATTCAACCAGAGGATTATCAAGTTGTCAAAGAAAGTACGGTTACTGGCCGGATCAAGGCAAAAAGGCGAGAGTAGCAAGGCCGTTCAAGCTTGCAACGATTATTTACGGATGGGGCCGGGGCGGTCTCTTTTTCGTCTTATTGAAAAATATAATGAATTAGAAGAAAGTATAACGGTTCCAACACGTGCGAAGGGTACCGTTAATAAGTGGTCTGCCGACTACGCATGGCAAGAACGCGCCGAGTCTTACGACGTTCGTATAGAGGAACAAAAGAATAAACGCGCCGAAGAAATTATGAATTCCGGTCTCGCGCTTGAACACGAGCGTACCAAAAAGTTAAAAGAGCTTTACGCATTACTTGAAAAGCAGCTTTTTGAAACTGACCCCGCCACGGGTGTTTTACATAATCTTTGGTTGAAAGATTATAAATCAATCGGTCAGGGCGAGGCGCTTGAAATTGAACGTTTTAATGCACCCCTTATCAGAGAAATTCGCGCCACGCTCGATGATATTGCAGCGGAAACAGGCGGGCGTGTAAGGCAAGTTCAAGCAAAGAGCCTCAATATCGACCTTGATTCTCTAACAAATGAAGAGCTGACGCGAGTCGTCGCAGGGGAAGACATTACGTTGATTCTAGCACAGAGGGGTCAGAAAAAAGCAACGTGAGGATGACATGGGGTTAACAAGTTTTTCGGCGGCAGTACAGCGGCTTTGGGAGCGATGGTTGCACGGAGAGGAATTGTTACCATCCCCAAAGGTGGGCTTACAATCTTCGGAATACGCAGAATTGAACAAAATCGACGGTGCAGCGACCAACGGACTATGGGGCGTTGAAGATAGCCTGGCGTATCGCGTGGCGGAAATAGAAGATCACATACATAGTGTAGGTCATTTTTACGGACAATCCGCCGGCGATACTTTTTTTGAAGAAAACAATCTGACACCGTGGGTTATTACGGCGGGGGCCGGCGAAGCGTTCGGCGATTGGTTGCAAGTGTCAAACGGCGACGAAATTAGTAATCCTAAATATGACCCGCATTTACTTTGCGTGTCCTCCACCTCTTCGGCGACGGCAATTTATTTAGTGCAGTTCGGTGCGGGTGAATCGGGCGCGCAAGTTGTTATCGGTTCGGCGTGGTTTAAGGCGTCTGCTACACTACGCAGCGCGCCAGAAGAGGTACAGGCGCGCCGCGTTGACAATACCGATAAATTATGGCTACGTTGCAAATCGACGGTGGAACTTGCGACCATCAGTGTCATTATAGGGTTACACACCTACCCAGGATAATAGCGTGACTGATCTTTCTACTCGCGCGCAGGCTGAAATTCTACTTCGCCAACGCCTTGGCATCTGGCGCGTTGCGATTTCTGCGCAGTCAGATGATTATGAGTTTCGCGGCGGAAATTTGGCGGCGTTGCAAGATGCGGCGTCTCCGGAAATTCTTTTAGCCGGCCCCGCCGGAACCGGTAAGACCCTGGCGTTACTTGCAAAGGTGCATCGTGCGTTGTGCGATCATGCCGGCGCACGCGCGCTTATTGTGCGCAAAACGCGCGCTTCGCTTTCCGAGACGGCGCTGCAAATTTACGAAGATGATGTACTCGGCAGCGATCACAACATCGCTGACGGACCGCAGCGCGATTATCGCCGTCACTATAATTACCCCAATGGCTCGCAGCTCGTCACCGGCGGGTTAGACAAACCGTCTCGCATCATGTCGTCGGGATATGACATGATCTATATTCCCGAAGCCACCGAGATTACCGAAAAGGACTACAACGTGCTCTTGACGCGCCTCCGCGCCGGCGTTCTTCCAATGGAGCAAATGATTTGCGACGCCAACCCCGGCCCACCGACGCATTGGATTAAGCGCCGGTCAGATAGTCAGCAGATGCGATTTTTACAGAGTTGGCACAAGGACAACCCCGCTTTTTATTATGCCGATGGCACACTTACCGAACGCGGCGCGCGATATATGGAAAAGCTCGACGCGCTTACCGGAACCGACCGCGACCGCCTGCGCGACGGCAAATGGGTGCAGGCCGAGGGCGCAATTTACAAAAACTTCACCAACGACAACATCGGCGAACAGGCGGCATATGATCCGGCGCTAGGCGCAATTTATTGGGGTTGTGATGATGGGTATGCGCGCGGCGAAGGGCCCGGTACAGTATCATATCATCCGCGCACCATTTTAATGGGACAGGTAACGCCGGTGGGCGGCCTGCACATTTTTGCAGAATACTATGCAACGGGCGAGACGCACGATGCGAGTATTGATGCGGTGCTGGCACTGGGCTACCCGCCGCCCGCGTTGTGTTACGTCGATCAGGCCGCGAAGGGGTTTAGATTGGCGTTGTCCATGAAAAATTTACCGAACACCGCCGGTAACGACAGCGCAAAATATAACGTCGCCAACGGCATCAAAAACGTGCGTCGCCTCGTAGGAGATGGACACGGGCGGCGTTTACTGAGGGTGCATCCCGGCTGCCAAAATCTTATTACCGAAATGCAAAGTTATGCGTATAACCCCGGCAGCAGCGCCAGTGCTGCCGGGGAACCTGCGCCGCTAAAAATCTATGATGACGGCCCCGACGCGCTTCGATACCTGAGCCGCGTAGTGTGGTACGCGAGGGAATATGAGTAAAAAATTTAGTTTAGTAGAGGCGAAGGTTCAGAGCGTCCAGTCCTTTGACGACGGACACGACGGTACCGGGTCGATTAAAGACCTAATCGGTTTTTTTCAGCGCGGCGAAATCTTGCCGGCGTGGGGGTATCGCGACCGGCTGCGCCAACTCCGTGAGTATTATTTTCATCCGCGCAATTTGATGATACAGGGCGCGTTCGCTAATCTTGCGAAGAAACAATCGAGCGCGCCGTGGGAAGTTTCCGGTCCCGCCAACGCTTCGTATTGGCAGGATATTCTCGCCAATGCGCAATTTGGTGCGGGTTGGGACGCTTTTGTTCAGATAATGCAGCTCAATTTTTTGCGGTATGACACCGGCGCATATATGGAGGTTATTGGCCCCGGTCCCGCCGATGGACCGTTGTGGGGTGCAGTAACGGGTGTTGCGGCGCTTGACCCGCTGCGCTGTTGGCCGACCGGTGACCCGGTGTACCCGGTCGTATATTATGACGATGACGGCGGCAAGCACGTTATGCATCACTCCCGTGTCCATCAAATTGTGGATATGCTGGACGGTGATGCGCGCCATCCAGGATGGGGCACGTGCGCGCTAAGTCGCGCGATTTCGGCGGCGATGCGTGAAATTCTCATGGATCGCTATATCAATATGTCAGTTGATGACAAGCCGATGCCGGGCATGATGGTTGTCAGCGGCATGATGAAAGAGCAATTTAACGTTGTGCTGCGCAGCTATATGAATCAAATCGGCAGCGATGACATGGGCGTCTTTGGGCAAATGATGATGTTGTTCGGTATTGACCCGGATATTTCACCGACGGTAACACCGGTGTCATTCTCGACTGCGCCGGAAAAGTTCGATTGGGTCAACTATGTTGAACTGGATGCCAAACTACTAGCACTTGCTATCGGCGTTGACCCGCAGGATATCCTACCGCTTTCGAGCGGTAACCTTGGCACCGGTACACAAACCGAAATCCTAGCAGCGCAGGCGCGCGGCAAAACCGAAGGGGATTTTCGCACAAAACTAACGCGGGCGATTAATTGGAAGGTATTGCCCGAATCCTACGAGTTTAAGATTACGTACCAAGACGACCAGAGCGATCTCACTCGCGCGCAAATTGCCGCACAGCATGCCGCGACAATTCAAACCGTTTCGGGTGCGCTTACCACGAATGAAATCCGCCGCTACCTCGTGGCGGTGGATGATACGTTCCGCGATATCCTCTCCAATTCTGATGGCACGGTTCGCAACCTCGCGGACGCTGATCCCAAAACCGAGGCGCAGGTTATAGCGGATAGCGAATCGGAAACAGTAACGGAAGCGCCGGCGGTCGAAAACCCGCAGGTGGGAACCGCATCTCAAGACGAGGAAACGCGCCCGGAGAACATCACGGCAGAGGATCGACTCAACGGCGCGCAAATTGATGCGGCGGTTCGGATTTTGGATGGCGTAGTAGATGGAAGTCGCGTTCCAAGCGTAGCGGTTGAGTTGTTGCTTACGCTTGGCCTAAGCCGACCGCGCGCTGAACAAATGGTAGATGATACCGTAGCGGGTGTCGCCCCGATTACGGCAATCAACAAAGCGTTATATGCGACCGGATTTAAGGAATGGAATCGGACCCGTGCGCAGTTCATCGATTCGCTTTCACGTACGCTCGCATTACCCACAACCGGCGTTCGTGCGCTCGCCGCACTTAAGCGCCGGTTGCGCCAATCGCTTTATCGGTGGGGACAGATGGCATTTGAGGATGGGTTGGCCGAGGGCGGCGTAGACTTGACGGAAATCACAGTAGCAGACCGCGGTATTGTATTCGCATGGTTGCAAGACCAGGAGAAATTTATCCAGAAGCTCGGCGACGAAATTTATCCCGGTCAATTAACGCCGGCGCAAGCGAGCATGAAGGCGTCGCTGTGGGCGAACAAAAGTTTACGTGAAATTCACCAGCAGGGTATCGTGCAGGCTGATAAGGCCGGGATGCGTAAATGGAAACTCGGCGCAACCGAACAACACTGCGTGACATGCTTGGGATTGAATGGCCAGGTGCACCGTATGGAAACTTGGCAGCGCGCAGGATTGTTACCAGGAGTAGACAAGCTTGATTGTAAGGGCTACAATTGTGATTGTAAGCTCGATAAAACGACCGAAAAGGCACGAGGCAGCCTGACGGCGTATAAGTGGTACACTGCCGCTTAAGAGAGGTCAATATGAAAACCTATAGATTGATTGATGGCAAGTGGGGGAATTGGCGCGCAGCGCAGTATGCATCCGAGTGTTTTATAGTTCGTCGCGATGTTCCTGATCGAAAAGATGTAATTTTAGTAGACGCTAGTGGAGAGGTTGATACAGTCAAGCCGGACGGCGATACTTTCTGCTATAGCGAAGAAATAAGCGGCGCTTACTGCCCTGCTCTTCTACGCCACACAGCTCACCTCACTCTAGACTCCGATGAATTCCACGCGCTCGCTAACCTTAAATTCACTATTCCCGAAACGAATGTACAGGATGATATCTTCAGTGCACTCGCCAAACTCAAGGCGGCGCTTGAGCGTGCGGAGAGCAAGGAAGCGCCCCGCCACGCATATCTTATACGAAGGGACTTTTGTGGCCGGCAACGCGCCGTCTTGGAAATATCTAATGAGCGCATAACCGAAAACGAAAAAGGGTACTCTACCGATCTAAGCGACGTTTCGTTTGGCGGGGACAATGAACCAGAGGTCACATCATGAAGGGCGGAACATTCAATACGATTCTAAATTGGCGCAAGGCATCAGATCGGGAACTTTTGTATGCTATAAAAGACCTGCGTCGATTTGATTATTATACAGATGAAATGCTTTTAATTCTTCATGAAATAGGATGGAATGAACGCTTTCTTTGCGCACCGCATGGAGATGATAACCCTGGAAAGTTGGCGTATGAAATCTATCAAGAACACACAAATTGTGACTTTATAAAGAAATATCGTTCGGTTGCATTGGGTAATATTAGTGTCTTTTTGAGGCAAACAGAGGTCACATCATGAAAATTTCCATTGTCGGGTTCGGTAAACTAGGCAGCGCGCTTGCCGCTGCTTTTGTGTCACGTCATGAGATCATAATTCCTATTGAAAACCCGGTTCGATACGCTTGGCCTTTTTGGGTGTATGCCTTTGATAAATCCTCTGATGCATTCACCGCCCCACTCCAATCTACCTACCCCGAACCGCAGGTAAGCGAATTATTGAGTGAAGCAAATGCGCGCGGCAATCTTGAACTCCACACGATGGACAACGCCGCCAAAATTACCGACACTAGTGTAACCTTTGTCATCGTACCCACGCCATCGCTTTCTGATGGTAGTTTTGATACCAACTATTGCATTGAAGCGATGCTCTCCATCGGAGAAGCTATCAAAGACAAGGACGCCTATCACCTCGTGGTGCTTTCGTCTACCGTCATGCCGAGCGACTGCGAGACTAAGATTATTCCCGCGCTTGAATTGGCAGCCGGGCGCAAGCTTGGGGATATGCTGGGTTTCTGTTATTCGCCGGCGTTTATTGCTCAGGGAAGCGTGGTAGATGACTTTCTTGATCCTGACTTCGTGCTGATTGGCGGAAACGAACTCGACGCCGAACGGCTCAAGATGATATACGAAGAGTTGAATCCTAGCTTTCCCGGCGAAGAGACGCAATACGCCTTGATGTCTATCTCCTCTGCCGAAGTAACTAAACTCGCGCTTAATACCTACATCACGCTTAAAATCTCGTTCGCCAATACCCTCGCGGTGTTTTGCCACCGCACGCCGGGCGCGCATGTCGATGACGTAACCGGCGCGATGGGATTAGATAGCCGTGTTTCACCAAAGTTTTTTAAGGGTGCGACCGGGTACGGCGGGCCGTGTTTTCCGCGTGACGGACGCGCGATGATAAAGGCGCTTGACAAAGCCGAACTCTGGAACGGGTACGCGGGGATACCGTACATCAGCGTGAAGATTAATCAAGTGCATGTCGAATTCGTCGGGGAGTTGGCGCGGGAAGTGCTGCCGGAGGATGGCTCTGTTCTTGTCCTGGGTGCAGCCTATAAAGTCGGGACGCCCATTACCGAAGAAAGTTTCGGACTGGCGCTCGCTGACTACTTGGCGCTCGCCCGTGTTGAAGCCATGACCATTGACCCAACGCTTGACGGTTGGTCGGACTTCGACGCGCTCGTGAGGCAGGCCGACGTGATTGTTGTCGCGTTGCCCTACACGCATTTCCAGCATCTCCCCTATCAACCAGGGCAAACGATCATAGATTGTTGGCGCTCGCTTGACCCTAACGACCTTCCCTCCGGCGTGCGATATGTTCCACTGGGGGTAGGAAAATGACATTACCCTTTGACCGCCCGGAGGCGCTCGCGCTCAACGAAGCGCGCATGAGTCGCGTCAAGAGCCTGGGCATCATTCAACCCGGTATGCGCGTGCTTGACATAGGTGCGGGCATAGGGCATTTGTCGAAATATCTGCTCGATTGGGGCTGCGAAGTCGTGGCACTAGAGGGCAGGAAAACAAATGTCGAAGAGGCGCGGCGCAGGTATCCGGGGTTGGATATTCGGGTATGTGATGTTGAAAAAAGTTTTCCTGTATTTATCGTTGCATTTGATGTCGCCTTGATATTTGGGGCGCTCTACCACTTCAGAGACCCTGATAGTGCGTTTGGGCACATTCAATTTACGGCGCGCCCCTCGTTTATTTTATTGAGCACGGTTGTCACTGATACTCAACAGTTGAAAAAGTTTCAGGTACTAGAAAACAATAACGTGGACCAAGCCCTTAACGGTTTGGGTTGTAGACCATCACTATCATATATTGAAGAATATTTGATATATCGACTTGGCTATCACTCAATCGAAAATATATCACAACCCGAACACCCCGATTACCAATGGACACCGCAAAATGATGGTCAGTGGCGACGTGACGGAAAGTTACTGAGGCGATTCTTTATATTCGAGAGGTCAAAATGAGTAAATCACAATGGTGCGTGTTAATGACTGTTGCGGTAATTGCCGCCGGTTTAGCCGTGTTGATAGATACGTTTTCGCGCCTAGCGGCGCAGTGAGAGGCCAAATGAAAATCTTAGTTGCGGGAGCCGGCGGTTTCATCGGCGGCCACCTAGTGGAGTTCTTGAAAGATAAAGGGCATTGGGTGCGCGGCGTTGACATCAAGCATCACGAACACCGCAAGGTACAAAACTGTGATGAGTTCGATCTCGCCGACCTGACGCACTACGGTGCGGCGGTCAATGCCTGCCGTGGTATCGACTGGGTGTTTCAGCTTGCCGCCGACATGGGCGGCATGGGCTACCTCGCCGAACACGACGCCGACATGATGCGTATCAATACGCGCATTAATTTGAATATGCTGGAAGCGGCGCGACAGTCTGGCGTTGAGCGGTATTTTTTCAGTTCATCGGCGTGCGTCTATCCCAACCGGGACGCCGAACACGCCGACCTCGCAGAGAGTGACGCCTACCCCGCCAACCCTCACAACGAGTACGGCTGGGAAAAACTCTACACCGAACGCCTATGCGCCGTTTACAAGCGCGATTATGGTTTGGACACCCGCGCGGCGCGGTTCCATAACTGTTATGGCGAATACGGCACATGGCGGGGCGGGCGCGAGAAAGCGCCGGCGGCGTTATGCCGGAAGGTTGCCACGAGTAAGTTAGCGCGCAATGACGGCGCGGCGGAGATTGATGTGTGGGGCGATGGGTCAGCGCTGCGGAGTTATATTCATGTGGATGATTTGATTGATGGAATATGGCGGCTGATGGGGATGAACGAGAGGGATGTATATCAAGCAGCATCCCGATTGGGCGTACATATTACCGGTATAAGTATTGAATCTCGCGCAAAATTATACCAAGTTATGCTATCGCAACCTCTCAACCTCGGCGATACTCACATGGTCACGGTTGACGAATTGGCCTATACGGTCGCTCGCACCGCCGGCGTTGAACTGGCGATTAATCATGTTGATGGCCCGGTGGGGGTACAGGCGCGTAATGCCAATATCGATTATGCGAAAGAATTACTGAACTGGGAGCCGCAAATTCAGCTTGAAGATGGAATTGCGCGGCTGTACCAATGGATAGAGGATGAGGTGCGTAATGCAAGTCTGGTTTGACGTTGGCGCGCACATCGGGCAGTCTACCCTTGCCGCCGCGCGCGGCAACCCTGACCTGACCGTCTATGCCTTTGAACCAATCCCGGCGCTTGCTGCCGCGCTTCACGAAAAAGCGCCGGCGAATTATAAAGTGCAAAATCTTTCCGTCAGTGATACTAATGGTACAGCAGAGTTTTACGTACACGGCGCGTCTGAGACCAGTTCCTTACTTCCATTCGATGCGCAGGGCAAAGCCGCCTGGGGCGCGGCTTTTGGCGATACCGAAACCATTCAAGTACCAACGATTCGACTTGATGCCTTTATGTATAAGCACCAGATAGCGGACGTTGACTATATCAAGGTTGACACGCAGGGCCACGACCTTGCGGTTGTGCGCGGCTTGGGTGAACGTATCAAAGATGTACGTGATATTCTGGTCGAGGTGCAATTGCAGCCACTCTATGTCGGCGCGAGCAAAAAAGAAGATGTGGTAAACTATATGAAAGCACGCGGTTTTTTGTTGGTGAGCGCGACGCCACAGACGCGCGGGAAAGAGGAGAATTTGTTATTTAGGAGAGGCGATGAAAGCCTACTTGTTTGACGATCACACGGTTGAAATCGACCCACGCGCTGCCGAAATTGGCGGGTCATTTCAGGCACGTAAAAATGGACTACCCGCGGCGTGGGATGAAAAGACGCTTAAGTTTTTCTATGAACAAACGGCGAAGGTTGAATACCCAGTCGTGCTGGACGTGGGCGCAAACACCGGAAGCTTCACGTTGCTGGCAACGTTGCATCCGGGGATGAAGGTATGGGCGTTTGAGCCGAATCCGTTGGCGGCAGAAATTTTACACAATAACTGCGGAACAAACGATCTTTTAGAAGACCGCGTACAGATACAGGCGCATGCATTAGGCGAGCCGCATGACTATACTACTCTTTTCTGGAACCTTCATATACCAAAGAATAACCAAAGCGGCCTTGCCACACTCGCGCAAATCCCCGCGCGTTTTAAAGACTATACGACCGAAGTAACGATGCTGTTTACTATTGACGATTATAACCGCGATGGCGAGTGGTGTCACTTCATCAAAATCGATACCGAGGGTTACGAGCTTTTCGTCTTGCGTGGCGGTGAGAAAACCATCAGATTTTACAGGCCTCAAATGCTTATTGAATACTACGCGCCCAACACTCGCCAGTTTGGATACGAACCTAAAGCAATCACCGACTTACTTGAAAGCTGGGGCGCGAAGTGGGAGCAGGTCAGCAACGAGGATATATGGGTGACGTGGGATGATTGACGACCTCCGCGCGTATTGGGATGCGCAACCCTGCAACGCCAACCACTCGAATGCCGAACCGAGCAGTTTGGAGTATTTCGAACAGGTTCGACGGCGTAAATATTTTGTAGAGCCGCATATCCCCGACTTCGCGCAGTTTCAGCGCTGGCGCGGGAAGCGCGTCCTTGACCTCGGCTGCGGACTGGGTACAATGGCGGTCGATTTCGCACTTGCCGGCGCAGACGTAACCGCGCTGGATTTTTCATCCGAGTCGCTTTTTTTAGTAGCGCAGAATTTTCGCCGGCACGATCTGAACGGATTACTCGTTAACGCCAACATCGAAGAGCGTTTAGTCTATCTCTCCGGCTTCGATCTTGTCTTCGCATTCGGTGTCTTGCACCATACTCCCCGCCCCGAACGCGCTATCGCCAACGCTTACCACTACCTAAAACCCGGCGGCGAATTCCGCCTCATGGTGTATCACAAATGGAGCACAAAGGCGGCGGCGGTAGCGTTGGGATTAGCGCGACCGGAGGCGCAGGCGGGATGTCCGCTCGCGCGCACGTATACGCGGCGCGGGGTACGGCGATTACTCAAGCGCGCGGGGTTTCGGGTTATTTCAATGCGGGTCGATCATATCTTCCCGTGGCGCATCGCGGACTATAAGGCGTATCGGTACGTCAAGGCGCGCCCTTGGCGATGGCTACCAGCGCGCGCGTTCCGTTGGCTAGAAAAACATTTAGGCTGGCACCTCTTAGTAGTTGCCCGAAAGGATTGAACATGCTGAGTATTTTCACGACCTGTAGACCATTTAACGACGAATCAGACGACGGGCGATATATTGCCGCCATTCAGCGGTATTGCCTACGCACACTCAAAGAAACCGGGCAAGAAGTTTTTTTGGTTTATGACGACGGCGGTGCATCCGAAGTCGCCGCCGAATTCAACTTCAAAACCCTCAAGCGCGTGCGCCGCCACGCCAGTGGTGCGCCGTCGCTGCGTTATGCGTTCAAGGCGGCAATTAAAGCGGCAACGCACGATGTTATCATGTACACGAATGCGGACATCATGTTTTTAGATGATTTGCTCCCCGCCGTCGAAGCACTTCAGTCACGTGGTTTTGAAAAATGGATGGCGACAGGTGGACGCTGGGATGTCAGTCCGTTGGGACTAAAACCGTGGCCGGTGGGCGAGACTGGCTGGCAGCGGATATTGCGCGACGAAATGCACCGTCAGAACCGCTTTCACGGCGGCGGCGCGCTCGATTATTTCATTTTCTCGCGTGGACTGTATGAAGACATTCCGGCGTCGCTCGCTATCGGGGCGTGGAAATGGGACAACTGGATGATATGGCAAGCGCTGCAAAAGAATGCAGAGGTTATCGATACGAGTGCCGCAATTACGGCTGTGCATCTTGACCATCCAAAAAAAGGCGCGAGAGAAAGCAGTGAAGCGGTCGCCGCCAACCATGCCGAATGTCAGGGTAAGGTCTGCACTACAAGCAACAGTCAATGGCGACTGACGAAAGAATTTGAATTTGTAAAACGCGACGAAACAGCATGACAAAACGACGATCCTGGCGACGCGAGTTGGCGAAACGATGGAAGCGATTTATTTGGAGGCCAAAGAAACGATGAATTCAACGACTGAGTGCGGGGTTGCATATATTCAATCAATCGACCTTTCTCCCGCTATCATTGATATGTTTCTTGCCGACTACTGCGCGGAGAAAATCGGCATTGAAAAACAAATCATAGGATTAGAAACCCGTTACCGCGCACTATGCAAAATCATCAAGCGACTCGAAGATGCGCGCAATACCACGGAGAATCAATGAAACGCAAAGTGTTTGCTTCGGTATTTGCGACGATCATTCTTCTTGAGTGTTTATTGCGCGTGTTCGATCCCTACGGATACACTGCTTTACAGGCATCTCACTTCATTGTAAACGCCGGGTACATCACGCATCCAACACGCGGCTATGCGCTCGCTGACCGCTGTTACAAAAATTCACAGTGGGGGTATTGCGTCGAAAACGGCGCGCGCGTTGTGCCAGACACGAATTTAAACGCGCGTAAAACGCTTGTACTGGTGGGCGATAGCGTGTTGTTCGGTTGGGGTGTAAATAATGCGGATACTGCCGCCAACCTCATTGCTAAAGCGCTTCCCGATTGGCGCGTGATAAACGCCGCCGTGCCGGGATATTCATCCGAGAATATCTATGCGACATTCGAGCAATACCGCGAAGTCGCCGACCTGACTGTATATCTCGTAACGCCAAACGATATTGAGGTAAGTTTTCCCCGCGACGTTTTTGAATACGCGCCTCGGTCAGGCGATATAATGACACTCGAATATTTGAGGATGATTTACGCATACGCGCAGCCGATTGAACATGCACCGGTGCGCTATTTGAACGATCTATACAGGTTACATCAGGCGGGCGTGATTTTGGTCGGGTTCGAGGATAATCCAACGTTGCCCCACTATGCCTATAAAATCTCACGGTACAGCGAGACGCTGTCGATGTTCGACGGACACCCATCGATAGAGGGGCAACGCGAGATCGCCGCGCAGATGATAGGGATTGTGCAGGCACTAATTGCAACTTGACACAAAATTACCGTTGATATAAACTGTTAGAAACAACCTTAAGCGCCACCGCTCAAAGAGAGCGCCGCGCTACGCCACCGCTCAAAGAGAGCGCCGCAAAACATAGAACGCCGCGAAAGCCACCGTTCATTAATTTGAACGGCGGCTTTTTTATTTGGGGTTACCCGATGCCCTATATGATCGTAGACAGGCCAAACAAATATTGTGTGTATAAACGTGGCGCGAATGGTAGGCCAGTTGGGTCTGCGCTGGGGTGTCATGTCACACGCACGGGCGCTGTCTTGCAAATCGCAGCAATTGAATCTTCGGAACGCAAAGCGGTTGACCCTGACGAATTGGATGAAGTCTTTGCCAAATACCACGATATCGTGAATATGTCAGCGTCGGAGCTGGAGCGGTGGGCAGAAACAGAATATAGCGGTTTGGCGAGTTTGAGCGACGCACCCATCAAACGCAACTTACGCCTACTGCGCACTCCGAAATCGGAATGGATCGCGCGTGACATCACCGACGCCAACCGTACCATTGCATTTGTGTCTCGGATGCGTAATGCGGAACAGGGTAAACCGGTACGCGCGGATGTACCGTACAGCAAGCGGGATATCAGTCTCATGAATTGGGCATATAACCCGCGTAAAGGTACACCCGTTGCGATGGAGTTGACGATTTTTAAACAGGCCGGCGGCTTGCGCCGCATGTTTTTGGTAACTTCAAATTCTTACGAAGATCGTGAATGTGAAACCATTACGACAAAGGCGCTGAGCGAATACGTTGAAAGTCAATGGGAGGGCGATGCATGGAAGGGGAATAATTTTTTATTGTTCGGGCATCGCGGCGCGCCCATCGGCGCTATCACGTTCGCCGAAATGATCGGCTCTTTTTTAGTAGAGGTCGCCGCAGAACTCGATACACCCTATGCGCGCAAGCGTTGGGATTATATCGAAGCGCATCCAGATATGGAATGGGGCGCATCTCACGGCTTTGATTTTGACCAAAATAAAAAAACGATTGATGGGGTTTACCATCATATTGAAAAATTTGAAACGACGGTTTTACCGCTAGTGCGCGCCGCCAACGCGCTGACATTAGCAGGAGTAATAGCATGAGAATTGGACGGTTTGAAATTCTGAAGCGACAAATGAAGCTCGACGACGAAGCCGCAGAAAAGCTTAAAGAATCCTTTGAGACTATCGCGGCGATTCTGGATAGCAACGGCATCGCGCATAAGCAACTCAAAATGGAAATTGACGAAGAAAAGGTTGCCGGTGTTATCGCCGAGGCCATCAACGGAGCGATGGGCGAAGCAACGCCCGAAAACGTGGTGGACATTGCGCGCGGCATTGCCGCGCAACTTGCAGAAATGTTTATGTCGGCGGAAGTCGATGTGACGGAAGAAGAGCAGATGGCAATGAGCGAAACGCCGGTGAGCGAGGATGATATGAAGGCGCTCGCTGAATTCCGCGAAAAGCAGTATCAGCAACAAGAGAAGCTTCATGTGTTGCTTGATCGCTTGATTGGCGAAACAGTTGATGACGCCGAAACGATCGAGATTTTGAGTGATAGCTACAAAGCTATCAAAGAAGAGCTTGGCGTGGTGAGCAACTTGGCGAGTGCGGTAAAAGCGCTCGCGGATGACATCAAAGGCGTTAAGCGACAACTCGCAATGCGTCCGCGCGCATCCATATCAGCCGATACACTGGCGCGCCCTGATGAGGTCTCAGAAGAGGTTAAAAAAGAAATGGAAAACACCGATAAGGTCTTTGACGAATACCTGGGCCTTTGGCTGAAAAAGGAATAATTCAATGGAAGAAAAAGCTTTCACCACAGAACAAATTAAAGAGCTTGCGGCGATTTTCAACGAAGTGCGAAAGAACACGCCGGCAAGTACCACGCTTCCGGCGGGTGGCCAACTGCATGGACCGCTAACCGACAGTTCGGGTAACTGGTCGGTTTTGTCGGGCCTGGGCGTGCGTCCTGAAATGTGGTCGGCGATGACTCGCCCGCGTTCGTTGGTGCGCGCCCTGCAAGCACCGATGCGTAGTTTCAACTATAATGAACTGCTCGAAATTCAGACCGGCGTAACTCCCGGCAGTGGCACAAACGCAACCGGCTTTTGCGCCGATCCGCCCGACGTGACCGGCGATATGAAAGTCTGCCGGCAGAATATCGTCTTCGGCGACTATTACGGCAAGACCAAATTGAATTCCATTCCGCAGGTTGGGCAGGTGCGCAACTACGCAGATGTAACGCGCCAGATCATCAACGCGGGGCCGGGCGAAAATCCACTTATCCCCGATTTTATGTACCGCCTTGACGATACGCAATCGGTGCTGCAATACAACCTATGGCTTTTTGGTCAAAGTGTTGAATTGACACTGGAGCGCGTCCTTATCCAGGGTAACAGCACATTAACCAGCGTCAACACGCAACTTGGGTTTATTTCTGAGTTTGACGGTCTTGACCGTCTTATCAAAACGGGGTATACCGATGCCGTGACCAGCAAGGCGTGCTCGGCGGTTGATAGTTACGTGTTGGAGTTTGAGGCCGCGTTGGGAAATACCATTCCCGGCGACGCTGAGAGTCGATACATCCAAGACGCGCTGAATGATATGATCTATGCGCTCAACACACGCGCCGAAGACAACATGGTCAATGACTTCGTGTTGGCGGTTGTGATGCGCAAAGAACTGTTCCGCCGTATTACCGATTACATCGCGTGCAACTATGCGAGTTCGCGATGTAGCGTCAACGGCACGAACACGCGCCTGAACATCGAGGGAAGCGATTTCATCCGGCTTCGTGACGGAATGCGAACCGGAAAATACATCCTGGTGGATGGTGTTGAATACCCGGTCATTTTCTCAACCGGCATCGATCTGGAAGGCACGGCGCAGGATACATTCCGCACGGATATCTATTTCGTGCCCATCAGTGGCAAGGGGCGTCCGCTCACATATCTTGAATACTTCCCGATGGACAACCCCTACGCAACGGAGGCGTCGAACTTCCCGGTCGAGGGACGACGCGCCGCGTACAATAACGGGCTGTGGATGGCCGGCGTTGAAGAAACCGCCATGTGCAACGAATATCATTTCGCATCTCGAATGCGCTTGATTTTGACGCCGTTCCTGGCGGGCAAAATCACCGACATCACCTTCACCTACGATACCGACATGACACGCGATCCGTACAGTGGCGAGTCGATGTACGCGGATGGTGGCGTAAGCTACCGCACAAGCTAACGACCTTAAACGAGGTGGGCTGTCCTGCTAGCGGACAAGTGGCGTGACGGCCTCTCTCGCCCGCTCACCTCGTTTTTTGAGAGACTTATGAGGCTATGAGGCTATGAGGCTATGAATGAAGTTTCAGTCGTAATCCCGGTTGGGCCGTCACACCTGAGCATCGTCGAACGCGCTCACGCCAGCGCAAAAAAACAAACCGTTCCTGTGGACGTGTTTGTCATCGTAGACAATGAAAAAAAAGGCCCGGCATGGGCGCGCAACCGGGGATTAGAAAAAGTACAAACGAGGTGGGTGATCTTTCTAGACGCCGATGACGAACTTGAGCCAAGGTTTGCTGAAGAGTGCCTACAGGCTGGCGCGTGGCCGAATCGATATGTCTATACTGATTGGTTTGAAGGCGAAACGCAGCACTGCCCACCGGATCATTGTTGGACTGGTGAAGCTTTTGAGCCGGGGGGCGGCTGGAAACGCGAAGGCGATAAAAAAGTTTGGCACGGCGGCGGCGCGTGGCATGTGGTTACAACGCTGCTCCCGGCGCACTGGGTACGACACATTGACGGCTTCGATGAAGCCTACCGGCACGGCTCAGAGGACACGGCGTTTTATTGGAAACTGCAAGCGCTTGGGTGTTGCGGCTTACATCTTCCAAAACCTTTATTTCGATACCACAGCAACCCGAACTCTCGGTCATTGCGATGGATACAACACCCCGATTTTAAAGAGGCATCACGAACGATACAAGAGCGCTATGGAGGCCAAAAACTAATGGGATGCTGTAATAAGCCAGGGTCAACGGTCAAAACGCCGATGGGCGCAAAACAACCCGGTGACGTGTTGGTGCAGGTACTTTGGAAAAATAAAACAAACTGGGAAGGTCCGATAACACAGCGGCTTTACCCGCGCACAAAATGGCCGCGTATGATTTGGGTAGACCCGGCAGATGCACACGCCGCGCCGAATCGAGTACGCAAAGTCGAAACACCCGCCCCGCCGCCGCTACCGGAGACACCAGCGTGGGAAGAAGCGTCGATAGAAGAAACAAAGCCAATTACGACGCTAACAGCGCTGGGCCACGCGATGGGTATAGGTGAGCGAAACAATCGCTATCGCCCGCAGATTGCGCTACCGGAAGCGTTGAACAATGAAACCTTTATTCGGGTAGGGCAAAAACGCATTGACGATTTTTGGGAAGATCGATGGGGTATTGAAGATGATTGAACCGATCTTTGCCCGAACACACCACCACTATGATAGTTATACGGATTATTGGCGGCTTGTTGAACTTGCCGATTATCCGATTTGCGCTGTGGGCGAGCTTGACCCGGATAGTGACAACACCTATATCATCACACCGGTAAACGGCGAATGGTCGAATGGCTGGGAAAATCCGAAAGCTAAAATCGTTGCGTGGCTACTCGAATGGTACGACGAATGTCCGCAAATTTCCGGCGTGTCCGAATACTGGACTTCCGACCGCTGGTACGCGCAGCAACTTGGCGTGCGCTATGTGCCATTTGGTTCACACCCAAAATTAGTTGAGGCGACCTATACGCCGGCGCGCGCAAAGTGGGACGTCGCGTTACTCGCTTACCTTGCGCCGCAGCGCCGCAGCGCTATCATCACACAGCTTAAAGAACTTGGGTTGTCGGTTGCGCCTAACGGCTGGGGAGACACACGAAACGATGTTCTTGCGCATTCAAGAATGATGCTGCACATTCACCAACATACGCGCTTCCCGTGTGTACCCGTACAACGTTTCGCGCTTGCGGCCTGTGCCGGATTACCGCTTCTGAGTGAACGAATGCACGATGCATACCCAATGCAAGACGCCGATTTTGAAAGCGCAGCGTATAGCGCGCTAGCGCAACGCGCGAAAGGCCTACTTAACAACGCGGCGTTTCGCAGTACGGCGGCGGCACTTAGCAAGCGCTTGTGTTTTGAGTTTAATTTTGGTGCAAATGTCAAGCGCGCGTTGGAGGGTAAGATATGAATATCTTAATGGCCTTCCATCACTTTCCAGTGAGTACCGGGCGATATGTTGCCGATGGATTACGCCGACAAGGGCACGACGTGCGCACGATTGGTAAGCCGCGTGGCGTCGATACGGGCTGGGGTGATAGACGCTGTGATCCGCGCTATGTTCATCGATGCGCTGGTGATTATGATATGTATTGGCGCGACTGGCGGCCTGATTTTATTCTTGTAACCGATCCCTACACGGATAAGGCGTGGCGACACAAGCATTATTCGGATGTACCACACTATTGCTATAACACGTGCAACAATGTCACCAATTTAGTACATCCAAGTTATGACCATTATTTCGTCGCGCACTATCATGCAAAAGCAATGCCGTATCGAGAAGACGGTGGGTATACCTGGGTGCCGAATGCTTATGATCCTGTCTGGCATACGCCGTCAAAAATTCCATTTGAACACCGCGCCTACGACGTGGCTTTTTGCGGTTCGCTACACACTGACCGGCGTATGGTTATGGATGCGTGCAAAAGCGCCGGACTGAGCATCAAAATCGCGCACGGGCCGATTTACCAGGAGTACACCGAAATTTACAATAACGCACGTTTCGCCGTCGTCACTTCAACGCACGGACACAGCGGCGCGAGTTACCGATTTTTCGAGAATGCTATGCAGGGATGTATCGTGTTGTCGGGACCGTGTGAAGATCGGACATTATTCGATCCCCAACCGCAGGGATATTTGTGGTTCGAGACGCCGCAGCACGCGGCTCAGTTGGCAATGTATTACAAGCAAAATTCAGAAGAGGCTAAAAAGTTAATTCGTCAGTCGCAAGCTTGGGCAGCGCCGCATACTTGGGACGCGCGCGGACAGATGATTGTGAACTGGCACAAGAGGCAAAAGCAATGAATATTTCGATTGTATCCGGCACCTACAACCGGATTGAATATCTAAAAAACATGATGCAGTCTGCGCGAGCGTGTATTCCGCGTGGCCTTGACCACGAATTTGTAATCGTGGATGGCGGGTCAGACGACGGCAGTCTTGAATGGTTGCGCGAACAGACTGATACCGTATTGATCGAAGACGGTAATTTGGTTGGCGCGATTTCAGCTTTTACGCGCGGCGCGTTCCGCGCGTGTGGCGATTATGTCGTGATGGCGAATGATGATATTGCGTTTCATCCCGGTTCCATCACCGCCGCCCTGGTGCATTTGGAGAATAATCCTCGCTGTGGCGCTGTGGCGTTCCAAGATAATCGTCCGATTTACGAGAACTATCCCAGAGACCACTATAAGACTCAAATGCAGTGCATTGAAACGGCAGATGGCGAAGAATGGACAATGCCTTATGCGCAGGTCGGTATGTTCCGAAAATGGCTCGGTGACGCCGTGGGGTGGTGGGGCGCAAATGATGAAATTATGAGTAAGGCGCGAAAATACGGTGGTGATAATTTTTTATCGGCGCGTATTGTCGAAGAGGGATACACGATCGATGAACTCCCCACTGCGCGCTGTGAAGATCATGTCGCCAATGATGTGCTGAGGCTGGTAGACAATCAGAGTTACGGCGGCCAACACACCGATTCTAAGTTATTTCGCCGGCGGTTCCCTGATTGTGCAAAATTCCCTGCCGCGACGCGTATCAAGTCGCCGCAGTCCCGGCAATTGCGTATTCTGTATTTGCCGATTTATGAGCCTGGGCATTCGGTACAGCACGTAAATAAACGCGGGTTGCGCGAGGCGTTTCGGCATGTTGGGTTGGTATGGGAAATCGACTACCTGAATACCAAAAACATTTCAGCGCGCTTGCCGCAGATTATTCGACACTGGCAACCCGACCTGCTTTTTACGCAGTTGCACGATGCACGAACGATCAACGCCGGGACTATCAAGGCGTGTAAGGCAGCTTATGAGGGCTTGCGTGTGGTGAACTGGCACGGCGACGCGACGCGACAGATTGCTCCATCCTATCAAGCGCTTATGCGAGAGATCGATTTGCAGTTGATCGTGGACGCCGCCGGGCTGAAGCAATACGAAACCGAAACCCACTATTGGCAGGTATCCTATGAAGAGCCGGTGGGCGACTTACCTAATATGCCAGCTTATGACATTGTGTTTCTTGGCAACAACTACAATGCGCCACGCCAGGCGCTTTACGAGACGCTACGCGGTACTAACGCCTCAGTAGGTATTTATGGACGCGGTTGGCAGCAGGCGGACGGACAAAATCTCTACGACTTTGCGCCGGGAGTCGCGCTTTACAAAAACGCGCGGCTTGCCGTTGGAGATACTTTCCCTGGCACAAGCGCATTTGTAAGCAATCGCTTTTTTCAGGTCTTAGCGGTAGGCGGCGCGATGATGATGCAACAAATCACGCCGGAATTCGAGCGCTATAATCCAGGCCTGATTGATGGCGAACACTATATCGGGTGGGATAATTTGGACGACTTGAAAGATAAGCTTACTCATTGGCTCGATGGCCGGCGCGAAAGCCGGCGCACTGCTATTGCCAAAGCGGCACAGGAGATTGTCGTAAAGAATTATTCATTTGACGCCCAGGTAAAAAAGCTGTGGATTGATATTTTCCCGGAGGTCTTCAAATGAATAACGATTTTGATATTCTAAGCATTGCTACGTGGCGGCTCTCCTACATGCTCACGAGCGAAGCAGGGCCATATCGCATCTTTGAGCAACTACGCGCCATGTGTAATCCCGGCGGCTTGTTTGATTGCGTATTCTGTACATCGATATGGGTTGCTGCCATTTTGCTTATTCTATGGTTTTCGCCCTTTCGCCCGCTGGTACAGGTGCTGGCGATTTCAGGTGAGGCACTTAGAAAAGCGCACGATTCGGGGATAATGTATGCCGGGAGCTAAAGCGACTTTTACGCTGAATACGCCGATCGCGGGACAAGATTTTGTTGAATTCGCGCGCATTGCCCCCGATTTGTTTCGGCGCAAGGTTCCATCGGCGGCGCGGCGCGTGACACGGTTTGCAAAAAGTGAGCTTAAAGCACTGACACCGGAACCCGCGAAGCATCCTATTCGGTGGACGCCTGCCAAACAGCAGAACAGGCCACCTAATACGCGCTTTGGATACTATAGCAAACAAAAGGCAGCTTATTTTGCTACTAATGGTTTTGGGCGTGGCATTCCGTCGCCTCGTACCGGTACCCTTAAGGAAAGTTGGGAAGTACGCACTCGGATTGAATCGGACGCGAGCGGCGAGTTTACAATTGAAAATTCAGCGCCAGCCGCGCGATATGTCATCGGGAAAGATCAACAGCGGTTTCACGCCATCACGGGATGGCCGAATATTACCGATGCGACATTTCGAAACATAGAAGACCGTATCGCTGAATTTGCAAGCGAAGAACTTGCACACTTGCACACATCGTTGATTGATGATTATTTGGAGCGATTCGGATGAGCTACGCATCATTGGCAGATGTCATTCGAGAACTCAAAACGCAGCGCGTGACGCAAGGCGCAGACGCTTATAGTGCAGAGGATGCTGCGTGGTTGTCGCGTTTTTTAGATCAGGTAACGCATCGTATCAATATCAAAGTGGCACCCCGCACGCGCCGACAATATTTTGAGCCGTGGAAGAAAAGTGAGACTTTCCCGATGCATAGCCGGTATGTGAATTCGTCTGAAGGTAGTCTTGAATTACCTCATCCGCTGTTATCGCTTTCATCGCTCAAAGTCAACAATACGGAAGTGTCGAGTTCACTTTATGGTGTACAACCCTATGCGAGCACGGCTTATGAAACGCCGTATCAATACCTTTGGCTGGCAGAAAACGCCATGTATAGTTATACGTGGTATACGGTTGTGTGTGCGAATTGTCCAACGAGTCGAACGCCACAAGTCACGGTGGCCGATACCTGGGGTTATCATCGTGATTATACCAGCGCTTGGCAAAAGGCTGATGAATTACAGGCGGGTATCGCGGCGTCGGCAACAACGCTCACCGTTGCCGATGTAGACGGCGCGGATTATTACGGTTTTTCGCCGCGTTTCAGCTATGGGCAACTCATTCAATTGACAACAGGCGGAACCGCGGAGTGGATGCGTATCACGGCGACCGATACAGCTACCAATACCCTAACGGTGCTACGAGAACAAAACGGCACAACTGCCATTGTGCATACGATAGATACACCAGATATTGACGTGTTCTATCCAGAGGAAAGCATTAATCGCGTGACCGCGCGTCAGGCAGCGTTTCTTTACGCGCGGCGCGGCGCGTTTGAAGCCTCGCAGAGTGATGGTATGGGCGGACAAACGACTTATCCACAAGACCTATTAAACGAGCTAAACGGCGTATTGCAGGAGTATGTCAATGCCTGGTGAACGCAAAGATATTCGACGGCGTATCGCGGCGGTTTTGCGCGATGAATTATCCGATGATGGCTGGGAAATTTTTCATTATTGTTTGGTTATTGGAGAGGGTCAAAAATATATTACCATCCAAACTGGCGCGACGCGATATGAATTTTTAGACGCCAACTTTACAGCCGAGATATTGCAGGTGCGTGTGTTGGCAGTAACGGCCTATCGCACCGAGGGCATTGAGAGCGAAATTGAAGATATGCATGATGATATGATTGATGAAGTTCGTGTTGTACTTTTGAGTGATCTTGGCAATGGCGACGACTCGGGGCAATTTTTAGTCAGTACGGACTATCCAACGCCGCCGACCTACCTTGACTATCGCGTAGGCGGTGTAACGCTTGTAAGCGACGAAGGTGCCGTAACAAGGCAAGAAAGCGGAACAAATCAGGTTTCGCTAGTAACAGAATTTGTTCTAGAGGTTCCGATTTTAACAGAAGTGGAATGTTCATTTCCATAGGAGTTAGCAAATGGCTGATTTATCAAACGTAAGAGAAGCCCTGCGCGGCGGGCTAACATATATCGGTTTTTCCAATTACAATAGCGATGGACGCCTTGAGCCGTTGACCGGCGCACTTACGGCCGGTGACCAGGATGGATCGGGCGGCACCAATCAACTGGTAGGCGCACAGTCCGCTCCCGTCCCATTGCCAGAAACCGAAACGATTTTGTGGCCGGGTGACGATGGCGTGATCGACAGTATTCAGGTCGAGCCGGAGGCGGTCGGCGAAGGCGTGATTGTGACCGCCGAATTCGATCTTGATATTCACGCGGCGTTGCAAGGCACAAGTGTTAAAGAGATCGGAGACATGGTATCGGGCGCACTGTTCCCGAAAAATCCAACTTATTCGAAAAGCTGTGTCATCATCAACCAATTCAAATCGATCTCGCGCAAGACCGACGCAAAAGGATTGCCAATCGATGCTTCATATATTCTCATCAACGCGCAGCTTGTCCCGATTGGCGGTTCTCCGCTCGAAAGCCGGGCGCGGTCTGACAACCAATACCGCCTGACAACCGGCAAGCGCAGTCGCACGCCCTGGAATACCAGCGTAAGCACGGACTATGGCGTCTGCGAAACCGGTATTATCGAGTTCCATTCTGAATATTCACTCGATGTACAATCATGGCTTGGCGATGGCGCAGAAACCGTTTTCAATCTCGGCAAAACGCCCGTCGAGGCAAGCAGTGATAAAGTTGCTGTATGGGTTGATGGCGTGCTGCAAACCTATACGGTGAATTATACGGTGGATACTTCGGCGGCAACTATAACATTTGTAGCGCCTCCCGCAAATGACGCTTATATCGTGGCGCTTTATCAATATCTGAGGGACTGCGTGTAATGAATCAAAAAGAGGTCAAATTTACGGGGCTAACGGCGACTATTAAGCGCTTAAAGGTGCGAGATCGTTTAGTGAGAACGGCAATTTATCAGAAGTTGAATGCACGCTTTGATGACGTGTTGTCAGACGCGGCGTGGGAATATGCCGGGATTTGTACGCACATCGTCGCGCTCGAAGGGTGCGAAGACTGGACGCCCACCACAGCGGAAACGCCAGAAAAAGAGGCCAACGCACAGTTCGAGGCGTGGCTTAATTTGCCGATTTCAATTGGTGATTGGCTCGTTGGGGCCTCATTGGTTTTTGAGGCCGATATTGAAAAAAAAGCGGACTAGTCCGGCGTAGAGAAAACTTGCTCGTTCGTGATCGCATATACCAGCACGCGAGAGCAAACGCCGGACTGCCGCCAATATATACGCCAGAATCAATTGAGGACTTTAGCTTCGGCACAATGGAGTATTACTATTTTATCGAACGGCTGGCGACGGCGTATGAAAAACACGGCATTTTACCAGACGCGGGAGGGATGTTGGATCAGGATCAAAAACTAATGGACGACATTTACCTATGGCTGGCGATTTATGGCGAAGAATATCAATCTGTTTTGGCGGAGATGAAACGTGAGCAGTGAGCGCGTAGCAACAAACGTTTTACGATGGCAGACCGACCAAGCATCTCTTAATACCACGCTGCAAGGAGCTAAGGCGGTGGCGGATGCACAGCTTGAGGCCGCCGACGCCAACCGCATACTTGCAAAATCTGCCGATGTTGCCACGATCGAGGTTCAAAAACAAACCCGCGCGCAATCCAAATCCTTTAAATCTGCCAGCAAAGAGGCGGTTGATTATGGCGACCGCATTAAAACGGTACGCGACGAAACCGAGGCACTTGGAGACGCCGATAGCGCGCTGGTTGCCGTTGCGGGCCTGGCCGCAAGCGGAATAGCGGGAGAGGCAGGGCGCGCCGCCGGCTCTGTGTTGGTACTTGGTGCTGATTTATTGGCAACGGCGGAGGCGCTTCCGAAGCTGGGCACTTCATTGGTTGAAATTGGGGCAAAAGCAAATGCGCTTCCGGGTATTTTGGGTGCATCGTCAACGGCATTTGCAGGTATTGCGACGGGTGCGCCACCGGCGGCAGCAGGTCTAGCCTCGATTGTTGGCGCAATTGCGCCTATCGCGGTTACGGCGGCAGCAATTATCGCGCCGGTCGCCGCATTGATTAAGGTATTTAATGATGCAAAGCAGGCCACGCAGGACTTTTTAGATCAACAAGAGGCGTCAGCAGAAGCACAAAAAAACGCGGTAACGCGCGCCGCAACGCTTACCGAAGACCAGTTACTTAAAGAGATTGAACTGGCAGAAAAACGCCTGGGGCTGAGCGAGGGTTATGTTTCTGCTCTTGAAGGCCAGCGCAAGCGCGTTGATGAATTGACGGCAGATTTAGGCGCGGCGTTTGACCCGCTTAGGCGTAATGTGCTAGCAATTACCGCAGGGCAACTTGATGAAAAACTTACCACTGCAAACGAAGAACGCGCCAAAGAGGAAGAGGCGCTACGCATTCTAAAAGACCAAATTCTTCCGGTTGTGCAAGCGCGCGAGGCGGAGGCAGCGGTAATACAAAGCGGGTTAATGGCGGCGCGTGATTTAGCCGCCGCCGAACAGCGCCGCACCGAACTTCTCCGCTCCGGTACGCTGCAATCTATCAATGATGAAATTATCAAACGCCGCGAGTCAGTCTCTGCTATTGACGCCGAACTCGCCGAACTTGAAAAGCTTGACCAAACCAACGAAGATGTTATCGCGCGTATAGATGAATTGAACGCGGCGCGTGATGATGAATCTGTCGCGCTTACTATGCTGGTCAACGATATTCAACCCGTTATTGCGGCGCGCGAAGCCGAAAGCGCGGCACTCAAACAACAAATCAGCGATATTCAATCTGCAGCCGATAACGAACTTGAGCGCGGGCGCATTATCAAAGACCTGACAACCGAACAGCGTATTGCAGGGCAGGAACAAGCGCAAGCGCAGATTGAAGCCCTGCGCGAACAGCGCGCAGCGTTAATGGAATTAGATCAGACCTCAGAAGAAGTGCAGAGCGCACTTGCAGAAGTAAACGCGAAGCTCAAAGAAGCGGAAGGAGATTTTAAATTCTACGCAGGTACGGCGGCGCGTAGTGCAGCAATGACAAATGAGCTACAGGCGGCGGAAGAGGAACGTGCACAGAAAACACTTGCAACTAATGAGAAACTCGCAAGTGATATTGACCGCATCGAGACGCAGGCGGCGGATAAACGTCGCGATATGCAGCGTAAACTTGCCGATGATTTGGTTGATCTTGCAACCGATATAGCGCGTGATACCGAAGATGCATTCAGGAGCCTGCAACAGGATCGTCAGGATTTGGCGCGCGACCTGAACAGAGACCTTGCTTCTAGTGAGCAAGACGCCGCATTTGAGCGGTTGGATGCACAGGTTGAAATACAGCGCGAAGAGGCGCGCGCATTCCGCGAGCACGCAAACAAATTACAAGACCTTCGCCGACAACAACAATTTGAGGAACTTGATTTGATTGCCAACCGCGACTTTGCGGCGCTGTTTCGATCCCGGCGACAAGCCGCGTTTCAAGAACAAACGCTTGGCATTGAAGCAACGCGCACTCAGGGGGAACGTCAATTAGCCGCCGACCAGGAATTACAGGACATTGCACGCAACGCCGAACGCGAACGACAGGCGCGATTAGTGCAATACGAACAACAATTACAGGATACACAACTTGCGTTTGACCGGGAACGCGAAACAATTGAAATCAACAGGCAGCGCGCGCTAGAAGATTTGCGCTTGAACTATCGGCGCGAAGAACGGTTGCTTATCGAAAAAACGCAACGTGAGTTACAGATTCGTAGCACTGCCGCGCAACAGGAATTACAACTCATTAATCAGGCAGCACAGCAACGCATACAATTACAACAACAAGCCAATCAAAATATTCTGCAACAGTTTGCAAGTTTTTTTCCGGCGTTACAAGGGCTGGCAAATCGCGCGCAGCAAATTTTTAATCAGAACCAAATCAATACGAATATCACCATGCAGTCGCAAGTTAACCCGGTCGGAGTGGGTCGCGCAGTGGGTGAGATTGTGTCGAGGATTTTAGGCTAATGCCAGAGACGCCGGTACGCCAAGCAAATTATCAAATCGCCGCGGGGAACAATAACGCTGCCGGGTTGGTGACATTAGAGGGAACACAGGCCGACGCGGAAGATTACCCGCGCACCTTTGGTACTGTGAGGAGTTATGGATTTTATGATCCCGGCTTGCAACGCGTAAAACCGAGTGGCGAGAAACAATTTAGCGGCTACCCTACCACGTCTTGGCAATTGGCGGTGGTTACAAAGGCGCAAGAAAAATATCTACGTGACACTTATTGTAGCGGCGGATATAGCGGATTGGTGACGGTGCGAACGACAACCGACAACAATGATGATTCATTCGCTAATTACAATGCTGTGATATGGCTCCCTAAGCTCAGTGAGCAGGATTGGGTCGGGCGTTATTCTCGAAATTATGTTATTCAATTTAGAAAGATGGTCGCGTTATGAGCTTGATGGAGGCGCTGTCAACCGGACAGAAAACAAAACTGCGCGATTATAAATATGCCGCTACGCAGTATATTTCGTTTTTACCGCAGACCGAAGTACATACCGGCTCTGTGACTGCCGTACCGTCTACAACCTCATTTGCATCGCTGACTGTTTCGACTTCGACGGGTAGCACGGCAAACATTAAGGCCGGCATGGTATGTCGTATCAGTAAAAGCAGTGACTACAAAAAGGCGTTCTTTTTTGGTCGAGCGCGCAAGGCGGCGGCAGGCACAACGGTTTATATCAATGAAACGAGCGCCAATATCGAGGTCGGTGATAAAATTGCTTTTTATGACGATTATGCAGTGTTGCCTAAGCTCAGTCGTGAAAGCGGCGGCGTTCGCTTGGTTGACTGGGACATAACGTTTCGGCAATTACCGCCGGTAATTTATGACGTAGATTCAATCTATGTTGGCTGGGTAGATGGTACGATTGGCAACACATTAGAAATTGCGTTTAGTGCTGGCGCTTTTGCCGCGACC